TGAGTTGGGAATTCGATTGTAAATACTTTACTAAACTTGCATCAACTGAATTATCCAATGAAAGATGATTCAATAATGATTTGTTATCATACACATAACATTCGTTGAAATCAAAGTTGAATTTTTCCAATGTGGTTGTATGGTTGTCTATATTGTTTAAGTTGATTAGAATCTCTCTATCACCCTCTATATCGTATATATACAACAAAGATAACCCATCATTATGTGGGTGTACAGATACACTCTCCCATATAGGGTGAACATATACCTTATCCATTGAGATATTTCCTTCTTTAAGAAATTCAATCATACATCAAATATACGAATTTATTTTGAGTTATCCAAACAAACCTTACATTCTTTTTCTAAATATACTTTTGTGTTTTTACAAACTCCACAATCAGTAACCTTACCTGCCGTTTTTACGAATAGTAACATTTCATCTAAAATTGTGTTTATTTCTTTGACTGGATTTCCACCAAACATATTATCTAAACTACTCATATCTTAACTACAAAATAATTTAGTAGGAACTTCGATTCCTTTTTGTTTTTTGATTTGGTAGAAAACGTTGAAAAATGCTTTGTAAACTTTACCAGCATGTTCTAAGTAATCTGAATGTGGAGATTTCCACATCATCTGGCCACCACTCATATGGTGTTTATTAACAACTTTGATTTCATATCCTTTAAGGATTAAATCAACAATCTTTTTTTGAGCTGGAGTGAACTTAACACCCTCAATACTCTTTTCAAATTCTTTTACTTTATTCATATTATTCATTTCTCAATTATTACAGTACTAATATACGAATAATATTTGAATTAACCAAATTTTAATGTTAAGAAATTGTTAAGTTTTCAACAAAGTTATTAACAAATACCAATAATGAAGAATGTTACCATTAGTAGGATATATATGATTGTGCTAATATCTTTTTTTGGATTCATAGTGTTATGGTTGATAGAATTCTAAATAATCAATGAACTTTGATTTTAAGGCTGGGTAATCCTCTGAAAGTAGTGCTATTGTTCGTTTATTGGTATCAAATACTCCAGATTCTATTATATTACCCATATCATCTTTAATATCGTATAGATTACCAGTAATCTTCCATCTTATTTTTAATTTTTTGTAAAGTACATCTGATAATCCTTTATCAGTACCTATTTCACCAAATTTATCTTTGTTCAACTCAATACAAGTATCATCATATTTGTAAGCAACGTATCTAATAAAGAATCCGTTTTTTAAATCTTTTTCTTTAATCGGTTCTACAGATTTATTTGGAGTTTGAGTTTTTTTAACATCCACAGATTTAATTTCATCGTATATGAAATTTTTAGCGAAATCCATACCTTCTGAATTCTGAGTTCCGATGGTAGTTAAATCTACATATGGAATTAACTTTCTTGATTTTCCTTTTACAAAAGTAGATTTAGAAAATACTTCATCTGTAATGTATTTGTGGTATTGCCCTATATATTCAGTACCATCTATGAACATCCATTCTTTACCCAATGTTACCAAACCACTATCAATTTGGTTTTTTGTGTAATATACTCTACGTCTTTTAAATTCACTCATTACACTATCCTCATTACAGTTTCCAATGAAGTTTCCCAACCACCTTGTCCATCAAAATTATGAGTTACACCTGTTATAGTAAAGAAACAATTATCTTTTTTAAATGGTTTAGGTAATCTATCAATAGTAATCGGTGCTAAGAATGGAATACCCCATATACCATCTATAGTAACACCAAGATTTAATGTATAAATCATTTCCCCATATCTACCACCTTTTAAACCAGCATCTTTTTTACAATTCTGATTTATGTAGTTTCGCATAGCATTTTGATACGATTTGGTTTTTGGAGGGTCACATCCATCTTTACCCATAGCCCAACGTTTTTCTTTTAACTTATCCATAGTTGCGCCAGCTTGTTGTTTTGAAATATCAATTGCCTTTCCAGATGGGGATGGTGGATATAACCCCCCATTTGCTCCTGCGGGGTTTAATTTTAAAGTACCATCTTCTATTATTAGATGGCCGTTGGAAGTTCCCTTTTCTACACTTGTACGAGTAGCAGCTACTAACATATCAGAATCAAAATCACTATCTAAACTAACTGATTTAGTTATAGAACCCGCCCCCAATACTTTGAATGTATATGTACCTGATGTTGCGTTTGCTTTAGCATCATCAGAATTTGATACCATTCGTTTATTAGCAACCATCAACTCTATAGAACCTTCTTGATTATCTGGACTTAATACCTCACCATTTTTTGTTGGAATTAATGATAATGAAATTAATCCACCTGTAACTGTTTCTAAATCTGAAAATAATGTATTTAGGAAATCTGATACTTTTACTGCTTTTTTGAAACCACCTACTCTTGGAGTATCCTTTTCTAAGCTTTCATAAGTATCAATAATATGTCTTATACTAATAGCTATTTTAGCGATTTCTCCTTTGAATTTATTACTAGAACTTTCATTTTCTAAGTTTTTCCCCCATCTAGAAAAGTTTGCTTCGTTTCCACCACCACCAAGTGATGGGTCTCCATATGCACCTTGCGGACCTGGTAAGAAAAACTTATTAGGGTCAGCTGAACCAAAACCTACACCATCTGGATATTTCGAAATATCACCTGTTTCTGCGATAGAATATGTATTATCAGAACCTTTAATTTGTGCGTTCAAATACTGAATTAATGTATCTAAATTAGTGAACGCAATATAATTTTCAGTATCATTATACCATTTGGATTCTACAATCAATTCTGCTGCCCCAAATAATCCATCTATATTAGCGACTTTACCACCACCTATCATTTTAGCACGTTTAAATCTTATTTTATTATCACCTAATTTACTAACATCAGATGCATCATCTTCAGAACCTAATCCGAATGCTTTTCTAAAACTATTTTCTAAGGATTCTAATAATTCTGGTGTTTTCTTTTCCCCTTCATCATCTGTTACCTCTTCAGCAGGAGTTCCCATTTCATCACCTGCCCATAATCCAGATGGAGACATACATTTAATTGTACAATCAAACGCACCATCATCTCCTAAACCAAAACTAAAATTATATACATTTGCTTTCACCGAACCCTTATTACATTTAGCACCAGTTCCACCTATCCAACCAAAATCAAATTGTATTTCAGCTCCAGGCCTCATATAAACTGATTCGGCTAAATCTAAATCATCTTGTGTATAAACAGTGAATTGAGCTTCAATTTCATATATGTAAGAATCCGTATAATCTTGTGCTCCTTGATTTGATATACTTACAGATTTCAATAATGGTTTGAATTTTTTTATACCATCTTCTGATGTGTATAAACTCTCAGGTGTACCACCATTAGTTCCATCACCCATCTTCATACCAGGTATAGCCTCTATAATTGTTTTAGTATCACCAGTACCCTGCATTTTTATATAAGCATATTTTTCATAGTTCCAAGAAACACTTCGGTTTGCTATAGAACCACTTCTCGCATTAAGCTCTTTAGCTAAATCATCAGGAAACGGCTTATCAAAGGATATACTCATAACTTATTCTATTTAATTGTTTAACTTTTCATATTCATCTTGTATTTCTACAAATCTATGTGGTATTCTTAGTTGTGTTCCGATTGGAACTTCTAAATCACCTTTACCTAAATTATTAGCTCTAGCTAATATCCACCACAATCTTGCATCTTCATAGTATTTGAAAGCAAGATTATCTAACCTATCACCTTGTATTGATATAATGTATATATCATTAGATGTTTTTTCCATCTTTGGATATCTGATAGTTTTTTTGTATCGTTTACCCTTTTCGGTTTTTAGTATTTCTATATCTTCGTATCTATTTGCCATATCTTACCCTAAAAAGTCATATACTTTATTTGAATATTTTGGTTTTTCGTTAGCTAATAATTTTAATCCTATACTTACATCAACACCCATCGATGCACCCATATCAATATCCCAAGGAACTTCATCTGAGTATGTATATGATAAACTATCAATAAAAGTTAATTGGTCAACATACATTGAACCTAAAGTGAAATCCATAAGGATACCCTGATATCCATTTGTACCATATTTAGGCATTGTCATAGATGCTAACCTAGATAGTTTTTCATACAATGGTACTAATTCTGCTTTTGTAGTTGGATATACTTGAAAATTAAAACTTAAACTTCTTTCAAAAGTAGAATACTTAAATGCTGAATCTGCTCTACCATTATATTTTTGCCCATCCCAACTTGGTGAGAATGTTTCCGTTAATCCACTAATAGTACCTCTGAATTGTAATCTAGAACCACCACCACGTAAATTAAATATCAATTTAACTAAATCATTTGCCTCATCTGCATCTATTGCGCCAGATTGTATAGGGTCAGCTGCGTGTGATATTTCATAATCTGTTCTATCCGCCCCAACAATTCCAGGATTCTGAAATCCGAATTTGGCTTCTAATGAGTTATCTACATATTTTGCTTTTTCTGCTCTACTCTTATCTTGTCCAGGTTCTAATAAATCTCTAAAATCGTTTATTTGGTCATCACCAACACACCTATCAGGTCGGTTTCCATAAGCAACAGTTTCATAGGATTTTATAAGTTCACCACCATCAAATCTATGTAATGGGTGTGGTGAATCATTTGTATTGATTGTTATATCATCAAAGTTACTAACACTAACATCATCATATTTAGTGTAATTACCATCTTTTAGTTTTTTTCCTAACCCAAAGTTTTCGGCTTCATCGGCATCTAATGGTGTATCATCACCATAAGTATTAAATTCATCACCACCAGCAGGCCCCGCGTTGAATGGACTACCAACTGGGGTGTACCATTGATAATGATTTGCTCTATTAGAAGCTTCTCTTTGTGATTGATTATCAAATGTATCAGTACCTCTAGTCGTAAGACCAGGACCCATAATATTGATACCATATAAAGAATTGAACCCACCTTTTGCATCAGTTTGAGTTACAAATGGAGTTCCAACTAATGTAGTTGGTAAAAATAAATCAGTTTTATACATTGTCTCTAATTTATCTTTTACGATATTTAGAGTATTATCTTGATATTGGAATGTATCATCTACTAATGGTATTAGACCAGGTCGCTGTGCTTTTAATCCAACATGCTGTCCACCAATAGCCGCTAACATACCAGCAGGTGTCCATACTTTACCAAATTTCTGAGAACGTTGCATTCCAAATTGTTTTGCCCCCCATAGAATACCTGGAACGGATGCGAACCAACTACCAATTCTAGCAACATCTATAAGTGCTCTAACAGTTGATGTAACAATACCACCTCTGATAGCACCTTCATCATAATTAAATCCACCTAATCCCCAAACTTGCGGTTCACCTTTTGATATTTTCTTTCGTTGGATACCTCTTAATATAAATGGTTGTCTAAATAATCCCAACCCTCTATTAAATGAATCTTCTTTTAAATTAAATTTAGAATATTGTTCATCTAAGAAAGATGGTGATTGTCTTTTGGCATGTCCCATACCAATTCCAAATCCTTCTTCACCTGAATTTATACCACCTGCATCATTATATGAACCACCATATGTTTTACCTAATGTAAATGAATTATTGGTTATATCACCAAATAATGATGTTGTACCATCAAATACAGTATTATCAGGATTTACACCAATGAATTTACTAGCCTCTACTCCACCAAATTTAGAATTAAATCCTAATGCATGTATATCTGTAAGATTATTTACTTCTTGGAATTCTTTACCTTCATTTTCTAATTTACCACTAAATGTGAAATCAGTTGGTGTTGTTTCACCTTTTTGTCTATCACCTTGCGTTATTGGTGTTGGTGTTGTTTCACCCAATCCCTTTTCACCATTTGGTATGTTCATTGGTATGGGTGTTGTTTCACCCAATCCCTTTTCACCATTTGGTATGTTCATTGGTGTTGGTGTTGTTTCACCTAAGAACTTAGAACTTCTATCCGATTCTACAGGTGTTGTTTCACCTAAGAACTTAGAACTTCTATCCGATTCTACAGGCGTTGTTTCACCTAAGAATTGAGTTGAGTTATTCATTTCATTAGGAGTAGTTTCACCTAAAAACTTAGAACTTCTATCTGATTCATTGGGTGTTGTTTCACCTAAGAATTGTTCAGAATTATTCATTTCATTAGGAGTAGTTTCCCCTAAGAATTTCTCTGAGTTGTTCATTTCTGTAGGATTTGTTTCACCTAAGAATCTTTCTTCTAAACTCATTGGTTTAGGAGTAGTTTCCCCTAAGAATTGCTCTGAGTTGTTCATTTCGTTAGGAGTAGTCTCACCTAAGAAGTTTTCAGAGTTGTTCATTTCCTTTGGTGATGTTTCACCTTTGAACTTTTCTGAGTTATCCATTTGGGTTGGTGATGTTTCACCTTTGAATTTTTCAGATTGATTAACCAATGTTGGGTCTGTTTGCCCTAAATATCGTTCTTCTAAACTCATTGGTTTAGGAGTTGTTTCACCTTTGAATTTTTCTGAATTATCCATAGGTTGAGGTGTTGTCTCACCTTTAAATTTTTCTGATTGATTTACTTTTTGTGGATTTACACCTTCTTTATTAGTAGTAGTTTGAGAACGTGGAATCTTTGGCGCTGAATCTACCATAGAACTTAATGGTGTTTTATTTAAGTTCTTATTAACATCAACTCTTTCTTTAGATACCAACGGGTCTTTCTTTGGCATTCTAAATTTTGATAAATCCGATTTTAAATCTTTAAGCGCCATTATGCCATTCCTCTTGTACTTACGGCCTGTCTACTCTGTACTCTAGTAATTCGATGTACTGCTTTACCGTCAATGTTTAATACTATTGGTTGAGCTTGTAAATCACTTCTCAATCCTTTTATCTCATCTAATAATTCTGAATCAGAATCTCCACTATCATCACCACCGATTCCAAAGAAGTTTCCTAACCCTTCTAATGCGGGAGCTACAGCTGCTAATCCCATCAATGCTCCGATGATTGGAATTGCCATCATTCCACTAAATGCCATAGTAGTTAATCCTGCACTTATAGACATTAACCCACCACCTAATGCATATAATGGTGATACTAAACTTCCTAATCCAGTTAAAGAACTTGTAAGAATTGCTACGTGTGTAGCTACCTCTGCTAATCCTTCACCTGCTGCGGCAACTCCAGGCCCAATTGTTGATAGTTCTTTTATTTGGTCTATCACACCACCACCAAAGAATGATGCTATACCACCAACGGCTAACGCTGCTGAAAATGCAATCATACCAACTGATGCTGATAGTAGTGCTGGCCCTAACATCATCATTCCTAATACATTTTCTGGAGATATTGCTGTAAACATTGTTACAAATCCATCAGCTATAGCTCCAATAATAGGTGGAATCGCACTCATCACATTTACTACAATAGTACCAAATGCTTCTAATAATGGTGTTAGTAAAGATAATGCAAATGCGAATGGAATCATAGCCACACCCAATGCCGCCATCAAACCAATTCCAATTAATACAAATAATGCTGTTGCTGGATTACCAAATGCCGCTAAACCTGCTGCTAATGCGGTGAAGTTTGTTGAAATTATCGGTCCTAAGCCGGGTATAGACATAAATAGTAAAAATGGTAATGCTAATAATCCTAATGCTAATGCCGGCCCTACCAACATCATTACTAACGCACCAACCGCCGCTTGACTCATTGATTGTAAACCAGATGATAATCCCGTAAAGTTTTCTTCTAATGCTTTTAGTTTAATTTTACCCATAAACAATAAAAATGGGATTGCTGGAAGTGCCATAACGAAAGCAGGTCCTGCTAATGCAACAACACCAACACCCGCCAATACTTTACCATCACCCATTTCTCTCAAACCTTCGGCTAGTGATTTTAATCCACCACCAGAACCTTCAGCTGCTCCACCTACATCACCACCACCTTGATTTGTATTTGCAACATCTTGTGATACATCACCGCCACCACCACCCATACCAAACATATTTTTAATACCGCCAGTAAATCCACCACCTTGCATAGCTGATAGAACTGAGTATTGTGCTATAAATCCGAGTATCCCAGTGGTTGCTTCTTTAAGAAATCCTGGCATTCCACTCCAAGTTTCACCTAAGTAACCTATAGTTGAATCTACCCAATCAGGAGTAATTTGATTCGCAACAGCGTTTTGTTGAGTATAAACTTCTTGTAATTCTTTTTTAGTCATACCAACCATAGCAGCGTATTGTTGCATACCAAGAGGTCCTAACTCATTGAAATCTTCTTGTGATATTAACATCTTTTCTATCGAGTGGCCAAATTCTTTGAGGTTCATTTCACCATTTTTATATGCCAATGCTTGAGCTCGGATACCATCTACACCTTTAAACGCATCTTGTCCTAATTTTCCTGCTAACATAGCTCTGGCTTTTGCTTGAGCTTTCATAGAACCTTCTATATCTAACATATTATCAGCTATAGATTCTAATTTTTCCATATTGAGGCCTTGCTTCCTCAATTCTATGTTTTGTTTAGCAAATGCTTCTAATGCTTCTTCAGATGCACCAACTAAATTCTCCATATTACCCGCCATATCTTTCATAACGGCAGATGCGGCTATACCTTCTTTCTTAGCAAGTTCTTTTATGGTATCAGTCATCACACCAGCATCACCACTAGCGTTACTGAATATAGATTCTAACTGAACTGCGGATGCGGAATCGCCTGTAAGTTTTTGTAACTCTGCTATGTTTCCTATTAAATCTGCGGTTAACCCCCCAGCAGTACCATATATATCAACATACTCTTTTGCCGCAGTATTTAATTCTTCTTGAGAGAATCTCATATTCTGAATTTGTGCACCAATTGTTGCAGAAGTTACTCTTCCTGCTTCATCAGCTGATAACCCTATTTCATATGTAAGTTCTGCTGCAAATCCTAATGTGTTTTTAAATCCTTCTTGTATTCCTTTGGTGACTGATTCTAATAGAGCCAGAGAAGCACCTAATACAGTACCAGTTTTTAACATTTCACCTAAAGTACCTAAAGAACCATATAGATTATCTTTAGTTTTCTTTGTTGTTGCTTGAATCTGTTCTTCTGCCTTATTACGTTCAACAATTAAAGTTTGAACGCCTCTCATTCTTTCTAACTGTGCTAATAATTCTGAATTTATTTCAGTACCTGTTACGGCTTGTTCCTTTAGTAAATCAGCAATAGCTGTATCAATGGCTGTTAACGCATCTTTGGAGTTTGTTGTTTCTTTAATAGATTCAAGATATTTTTTTTGAATATCAAGACCTTTTTGGTTTAAGTTGTTGGATTTTGATGCACGTTCTTGAGCCGTTTTGGCAAACGATGTTAACTTTTGAGAAAGATTAACTTGCTCTTCTAACTTGGCAGTCTCTTTAGCTAAGTATTCAGCCCTTCGTTGTGCGTATTGTAATCTCTGTTTTTCAGAAGCCATTTCGTTAAACCCTTAATATTGATATTATAAGTATTTTGCACCTTTTAAGAAATCAGCCATATCTTTTAGTGCTTTTCTTTCTTCTTCAGTAGGAGCAGATGAAATTACATCTTCTATATCACTATCTATAGCTGCTAATTTTTTCTTTGTGGATTTTGATACGTTACCTTTAGTTTTCTTTTTAAAGATATCAAATAACCCTTCTGATAATCCGAATTTTTCGAATAATTCTTTAAGTTGTGATTCTTTTATTGTTTTCATAATAGTATATCCCGTTGTTCTTATATTCTATAAATATAGAAATACCCAACAAATCATCAAAAAATCTGTTGGGTATTAAATTATCTTCGTTTTGATTTAGCTTTCTGAGATTCTTTATCATATGCTTTCTTTTCTTCTTCTTTCCATTTTATTATTTTACCAATATAAAACTTCCTAGCCCAAACAGGCATATTGTAAACATCCGAAAAAGTAAATCCACCATTTCCGTGGAATATTAAATCAAAAATTTGAGAATGCAGTAATTGTCTATAGTTAAGATTGAGGCCAAAAAAACCCGATATCCATAGGCAGTAGCATATCTCTCCTTTCCCCGGTCTCTTCAGATATAAATTCATATGTTAAATCAACATCTGGTATAACTGAACTAATATGCGCTCTGAGAGCCCTTGAATCTGCCGCAAATAGTTCATTGTTAACAAAGTTATCTATTACACTCTGGTCGAAACTTCCATCAACTGATGTGATTGTGTTTTTTAATCTAATGGTTAGTTGCCTATCCGTTTTATCACCCATCTTTTTAGATGCTTTCTTTTGTGCTTCTAATTGATGTTTAATTTTTCTTTCTTTACTTTCAGTCAGTGCCATAAAAGTAATTTTTCTCTTAGATTGTGGTAAATCAAACTCAAACTCATTCTTATGTAGTTCTACTTGCCCCGTACCATCATATTCAAATCCATCAAATTGAGTTAAATCAATAACTTCTTTTTGTTTTGTACCTGGTTGGGTTGGGTCATCAATCTCTACTTCATAATCTTTACCATATCCTAAGATTCTGGCTGCAATCATAATAGCGTTTTTATCACCTAAAGTAAGGTCTACATACTTTACCGCAACACCTTCACCATTTGATATAATAAGAGATTGGAATAATCTATCTAATACTGAACCATCTTTTATATAAGATTGGGTAGTTAAGATATCTTCTTCTTTAGCAGTCATATACTTCATCTCTATCTTTCCAGTTGATAAAGGATTATCTTTCGAATATATAAGACCCTTAGAAGGTAAATCTATGATTTCTGTTGGAAATTTGTAATCAGAAACCTGTTTTTGCTCATATTGCTTTTTAGCGAGCTCCACCATATCCTTATTGGAAACTGGTGCTTTGTAATCATCTTGTAATTCTTCTTTACTCATAACGTTTCTCGTTTTAAAACTTATTTTAATATTGGTTAACCATATATAAATATACAAATATTATTAATTAAACGAAAAAACCTCAACATTTCTGCTGAGGTTTCTCATTATTTAATTTCTAATATATAAATATAACAATCCGAAATTAGTATTGTAGTATTGCGTAATCGTATGAAAGTGTTAAATCTACAGTTGCTAAATCTTCACCAGTATAGTCCATATCTGAGAACTTTGCTGTTTGAATGAATGCTCCTTTTAATGTCCACTCTTCTACTTTATCACCAACAGGACCCAAACTGTTAAATGTGATATCTTTTTTGTAGAAGTCGGAGTAACCATCTCTACCTGTTACTGATTCGTGATGTAATCTTACCCACTCCATTGCTGCTTGCGCTGCTGATGGAACTACTGGGTCGTACAATGAAATTGTTAAATCACTCCACTCACTTCTTCCTTTTACATATCTTCTAACATTGATATGGTCGATGGTAACTTTACCATTTCCTATTTCTGGTCTGTTGGCTGCCTTTATTAAGTACGCTGGAATACCCTCAATGTACATAATAAATCTGTTCGACATCTTCGGTTCGAATGATGTGAACATTACTTCTGTTGGGTCTAATAATTGTGCCATTTAGTTTCTCCGTTTCTAATTCTTTAATATAAATATAGTTTATTTCAAAAAATAGTTAGTCCCCCTTAAAAAAGGGGAACTAAATTATTTTATACTATTCTGGAAATGCTGCTCCAGTTGGTAATACATTGAAATCAAGTACTATAAACTCTGCTGTTTTCGCTGGTTGTAAGAATATCTCACCAACCATAATGTTTCTATCAATCACATCTGGAGTGTTGTTGGTTTCATCCATCTTCACTTTAAATGCGTATAAACCTTGTCTTTGTTGAATTGATTCTAAGTAAGGATTAACGATTGATAAGAATCTATTTCTCGTAGCTGCTGTGTTGTTTTCGAACACTAAGTAACGAGTAGATGATGCGATGAATTTCTTCACTGCGATTAACAATCTTCTTACATTGATTCTATCCAATGCCGATGGTTTAGCTTGTAATGTTTTCTGTCCAAATACAGTAACACCTTGACCAGGGAATGTTGCGATAGGATTCAATCTACCTTCATAAAGTGAATCTCTCTCAACTCTAGTCAATCTTGTCTTAGCTTCAATTACTGAAGTTAATCCACCTCTATTCAATCCTGCAGGAGCGAACCACTCAGCGGCTACTTGGTCGTTAAATGCGATAACGCCAGGAAGTACAACTGATGGTGGCACCCATACTGGTTTGTTTTTATCAGTATTAAGTATCTTAACCCAAGGATAGTAAGATGCTACATAGTTTGAATCAAATGCTTGAACTGCGTTAACAGCCGTTGAAATTGAATCACTCCATGCAGATGCATCCATTACAAAGAATGTATCTTGTCTATCTTCACACATATCTTTAGCGAAAGTAGTTACTGCTGAGTGTAATCTGTGGATAACACCTGGTAATACTAACATATTGATATCAAATTCATCAGGATTAGATACTGAATTGATTGCTTTTCTGTATGCTAATGTTCCTGCTGCTGTGTTAGATGATAAATCATATCCTTGTGAGTTTCCTGATGATATATCGTTTCCTAATGAAACAACTCTCGATGGTTTGAATCCATCAAAACCACCTTGGAATGGTACTAAGAACTTTCTAGAGTTAATAGAAGTTACTGCATCATTCAATGAAATTGCGCCTGTATTAGGTGCTGCTGATGATGGATAATTAGCTCCACTTTCTTGGTTGTAATCACCTAAGTAGAATGCCGTACCTACTGTAGCCGTAGCTGAATCAGGAGTTGGTGCTAAGAAGTTTCTATTATCTGTTACTGCAAAATCAAAATCTAATCCGTAGAATTTCTTAGGATTGTATGAATTATTGATTTGTTGTGCTGATACATACGTTGGATTCGGTAATGAAAGTTTACTTCCGAATGGATTTTGTAATGCTCCAAATCCGAATGGTACTAATGATTCATCAATAGCTTTATTCTTAACTGCGTTTGAAGCTTCAACTCTAATATTTTCTGAGTTGTTAGCGTAATCACCATTTGTTGATAATTTTCCATCTGCATCTACAGTAATGTATTTATCACCGATTACTCTAACAATGTAGTTTGGTGAATCAGGGTCTAAGTTAACACCTTGGAAGGTTTCAACTAAGTTAGGTCTGATATCTGAATCAACTACACCTACGAATGGTGAACCAGCAATCTTATCTTGGTCAACTCTTCTTACTACTACAGTAAATGAACCATACTCAGAACCTGGTACTGTACCAGCTGGTTTGATATCTTGAATACCGATTTTGAATTCGTAGTTAGTTGCTGTACCATGTGATAAGGTATGGAACTTAAATAAGTTAGTAGTGTTACCACCAACTTTTTGTGATGTAATAAATGGTGTTGATGCTTCCGTATATGCTTTACTATAATCAATATCTTTAGCAACATCAATTGTTACTACAGGAATCTCACCAGATTTAGCGAATGATGCTGATTGGAATGTTTTAAAGTTTGTTAAAACATAAGCTTCTTCCGAACCTCTAGGTGAAAATCCAAATGATTTAGTAAAATAATTATCATTTGTTGGATTTAACGATGCTGTAAAATCTTTTTCTGTTACTTCAGAACCATTTAATTTTAATGAGAACAACGATGCTGATACATCAGATGAACCATTATGGTCTGTAATTGTTGATGTGCCAAACACATCTGTATCTGATACCACTTCATGTGTTGGGTGTAATACTGCTACTACTTTACTACCATGCGATGATGATACTGTCAATGCTACTGGATTTTCAAGAGTATATCCATCTTGTCCTAATACCCTAACGATTGTTGCAGTACCAGCATCTTCCAAATAAGCTTGTGCAGTATATGGTAGATATGAATCTTCTGTCAATCCACCGAATACTTGTTGAAACTCTTGAAAAGATGATACTTTAGTTGGAACGAACGCAGGTCCTTTAACTGCTGAACCTATTAATGCTGCTCCAATTTCGCCAATCCCTTGAGGTAGAAATGACAAGTCCTTTTCTCTCGTAAATACTCCAGGACTTACTATTCTTTCTGCCATTTGATTCTCCTATTAATTTCTTTTGGTTTTTATTTATATCTATAAATACATCAAAAAACTCAAAACGATTATATTTATGGGATAGGAGTAAAAGTTCCGTTTTCAATATCAAACTCACCAGTACCATATTTCTCATTAAACTCTTTTGTTAATGATACTTCATCAGTTCTTAGTTGTTTGAATGTGTTAACAAAATTATCTTTAGCCATTTTGATATTATCGACTATCATCATAGCGTTGATTAATTCTACCTCTACCTCACCCAATTTAGCAGTTACTTCTGCAAAGTCGCTTCGAAATTTTTTAACTCTTTCGATATCTTTTTCTTCTATTTTAACAACTTGTTTTTCTTCAATGTTTTTTACTTCTGCCATAACTTTTAGTTTTATAAATTTTTGGTTGTTATACTTTTATGTATATAAATATGATAATTTTTTTCTAAAGATTAGATTTTAGGAGTTGTTTTCCAAACTATCTTCGATGTTCCGAATGCTTTTTGTGTATTTATCTTCAATCCAGTCTGTTCTGGAACTAAATACGCTTTAGCAGTTAGTGTTACATTACTTCTAACAATTCTTTCCTCACCTACTCCATTTGTTGTATCAAATGAGTATGATTCACCTTTTATTTGGAACTTATATCTTTGCCCAAACGCACCACCTTGAAAATAAACTATTTGTTCTACAACCTTATTCAAATCTTCCATAAAATCACACCACACAATCACATCATATGCTATATTAACGTAATCTGGTCTATCTACTATATATTTTTCTACAACAGGCCTCTGGTCTTGTAATATAGAAAATTGGTCGTATCTGTTTTCCTTAGAATACTTCTTTACAAATGATTGTGATGTATCTTCATCTGTCATCACTTTAAGTTTAGAGTATTCTGTATTGATATCTAAAGAATTTCTCTTAAATGAGATTAGTGGTGTTTGTACTTTACCATTGTTATCTCTTAAAAACCCTTCTCTTTGTGCCGATGCCCAATTCTCTGGAGATGCATACATAACAGGAACAGGAATAAACTTACCATTCTCTTCGATGATTGGTTTAACATCTCTTTCTAAGAAATCCTTAAATGCTAAATCAATATCATAGATACCAACCTGAACGTTTTTTACATCATCAGTTCTACGAGATATTTGCTTGGATTTATCCAATTTAGGGTCATCTGTAAAAGAACTTTGGGTTCTCTTCAAATCAACCTTATCATCTCTTTGTATTCTATATCTTTGAGCCATATTAGATTCCTACTGGTAAATCATTGTTATCTTTATTAACACCTACTCTAAAATCATCTCTTAATTTTAGTTGACTTCTCTTTGCTACATGCGTTTCACAAATAATAGATACACTATATCCTTGCTCATCACCACCATCCCAAGTAGTTGGGTTTTTACCTGCGAAGAATTGATTTTGGAACGTTACATCTACAATATGTTGTTCATCATTCCATTCAATCACATCACCTAATTCAGGAAATATATTTTTTTCTACTAAAGTATCTCTCAAAAAGTAAAAGTTTACATTTCTAGTGTAAGATGTACCAAACTCATCAAATATAGCTTCTGCATTTGTTCTATCAACTAATGTTGGTATTTTTACGGGATTATAGTAAACTTTGTTCTTACCTTCACCATATAAGTTAGCATTTGTATCATCTATAATAATTTTATAGTAATACACTTCGGTATCTATGATATCCGTTATTAGTTCTTTGTTTATTTTACTAAACAAAGCCATATCTCGCTTTCCACCGAATAGTGCCATTTTTTACCCTATATAAATTGCACGAGGAACTCTATTAAGAGTTAATTCCATCGCTTCAGATTCTTCTTGCTGTGCTTGTAATAATGCTCTTCTAGAAGTAGCTTCTAAGTTTTCTCTTAACTCTGTAATTAAGATTTCTTTTTCAGATGCCGCCTCACTTCTTAAATCTGCCCCATCTAATGTTACATCTGCGTTAGGAATTGGTATAGAACTAAATTTAGCTCTTACTGCACCTAACATTTCTTTAGCTAACGCTAATGTGTATTTTTCAATCCATCTTTTACCAACGTGATTGATGTGTTTATATTCAATTCTATCATATTTAGCATTTGAGTAATCAGATACTACTGATGCTTGTACGATTGGGTTGTTTCTTTCCGATTCCAATACATAATGAAAGTGTATTGTGTAATTATTTTGTGGAATAGGGAATATTCTGATTCTATTGTTTTGAATATCAAACCCATATTGTGATTTACGAACTTTATCGTTAAATTCAATCGCTTGTAATCTTAATAAATCATCGTAAAGTGGTTGCATCATAAATGATACACCAGGTGAGTAATTACCCCATCCAAATGTATCCATCATTTGTTGTGAACCTAAACCAGTTCCTACAAACGGGTCAAAATATCTAACCATAGCAGGTGGTGCGTTGTGCATCATCTTTTTGATTTCAAATTTATCCGTACCAACAACACCATTTTCTAAAGATGCGCTTGAATCGGTTATATTTGTTAAATCATAAATTTGTTTTCCCTTTTTAGCTTCAAATGAACCTGTATAATAGGTTATTGAACCACCACTACCAACTTCGCTACCATAATCTTTTGCTAATGTTACTAATCCACCTAAATTTGCGTTAAGTTGGGTTTGAGATAAGTTAGAACCAGTTGAATGCCCTTTTAATGAAAGTAAATTTTCTCTAATGTTGAATTGATTAACTTGAGATGAATATTCTGTTACCGCTTCTTCAAAACAAGCATAGAAATTTATATCCTGTAGTTCAATATCAACTATAGGATAACCTAATCTCTTAGCACACCACCCAGCCGTTTTATCAACTGATGATTGAAACTCTGTATCGGTATCATAATGCCCAAAAGGTGTTTTACCAGCTGAGAAAGATGATGAACCCGGCCATATTGGAATATTTACTGCCATTTACTATCTCCTAAATCTTTTATATAAATATGGAAATCTTTAAGAATCACTTTGTTTTGTAAGTTATTGATACTCAACACGTTCCACTATCACTATCATAACCAATTGGTTATCAGATAGTTATGTTATTTTTTACTTTTTCTTCTCACTACAAGTATATGTTGCAGATACAACACTACTACTATTAATTTGAATACCAGTAGTTGTACTTAATGCTAAGAATCCTGCTCCTGCTTCTGTAGCACCGCTTGAGTTTGTGTATATTGTATCACCAATCGTTGGATTTGTTCCACTTCCATTGTGATAATAGGTTGTATTGGGAGTATTTCCACATACCTGGGTATTGTTCGGACTACCATTTGCTGTAAACGCTTTGGTAGTAGTTTTATCGTGGTCATAAGAATAAAACTCACTCATAGCATATGGAGCTGAACTATTAGGTCTATCGGTTGAAGCGTTTGCTGTATTGATTTCACCATTACTCCCTATAGACATTTGTCTCAAACTAATATTAGAATAGGTAGATGTAGAATCGTAATTATTATTACCAATCTCTCGTCTAATTCCTCTTAGTTTAAGTGCACCACTTGATGGAACTGCCATTATAGTTTCCCTTTTAGTTCTTCAATTTCTGCTTTTAAATCTTTAATTGATTCAATCAATAATGGAACTATCTTTTCGTACTTAACACCTTTATATCCATTTTCTCTTGTAGTTACTACTTCAGGAAGAACTTCTTCTATTTCTTGTGCTATTACACCAACATCATGCCCTTCGTTACCATGCTGAGTTTTCTTTTCTTCTTCTGTAAGTTCTTTCCAATCAAATTCGTATCCACCAATTTTTGATACTTTATCTAATGCGTTTTCGATTGGTTTAACATTTTTTTTCCATCTTTTATCGGATGATGAGTATGCTACAATATCATTACCAGCATCAATCCTACCATCAGTTGAGGAAGCGGTTACGTTTACACCTATTGAATCATCTATTCTTACTCCATTAGCATTCAGATAGAATCTTTGAGTACCAGCAATTGATATTCCCATATAACTTGTACCAAAATAAAGCCCGGTGCTAGTTTGAGAACTGTATGCTAATGCTGGTGAAGATGTACTACCCGCTCCAATGTAATATCTAGTAGCTGTTAAGCTATTTGCAGATGCATTATAAAGTAATCCACTATCAGATGTAAGTGATGTACTCCCATTCCAAAGAGCTATCCTACCACTTGAACCACCACCAGTTATAGTACCACTGTTAGTTGTATAACCTGCACCATTAGTTAGTTGGTTATTATTGGTAACATTAGTTGCCCCATTAGCTACATTTAATGCACTTCTAACTTCAGCAGCAGTTAATGCATGAAGTGTACTACCATCACTAAATCTAGCAAATTCGTTTGCGTTAACAGCACCATCTATCTTCGTTATTACGGCAGCGGTTGTGTTTGTTGCTGAAGTTAGTCCTGTAACGTGCCCATAAGTATCTAATGTGATATCTTGAATAAAAGTGTTACCACTATTATTTACGGATGATGCAGTTGATGTATCTTGATGATTGATTGTGATTGTTTCGTTTGAACTTTGATTTGTTGTAAAAGCCGCTCCACCAGTTAACGCATTTCCTGCTGATATTGTTATTGTTGCGTTATTTGCTGATGTACCTGTTGGTAAATTTGTTAGGTTACTACCATCACCTGAGAAAGATGTTGCAGTTACATTATTTAATACCGCATCACTTCCCGATACAATTACCTTTTTCCAACCACCTGTTGGTCCACCTGGTTCTCCACCTGCCATAATTTATTCCTTTAAATGTTCAACGTTTTACTATAAATATTAAAAAATATTTTATTATAATAAAAAACCCCTACACATTTATATATGTAGGGGTTTTATGATTTTAAACTTTTGGTTTAATTAACTTTTGTATCTTTACGGCTGTTTCATAAACAATCTGAACGTCTTTCCCCTCAAAAGTTGATTTAGCTATAAGAGATAAGAGAAACTCCAACTCTTCGGGTCTAAACTCAATTTCAGTGTCTACTTCTTTTTTCTGGTGAGCCCTAATTTCGGCTACTGTTGTTGCTTTTGCCATAATATAACTTTTTTAATTAAACTTAACGTATAATTATTACGCCCAAATCCAAATATTACCATCTTGAGCTGCATCTACGTGGATGTTACCAATTTTTTGATAGTTTGTATCTGTTTTGGAAATTGCCACTGCTGCTGCGTATGCATCTGATGCTATTGTTGTATCATTATAAGATGCTCCTGAGAAATCAAACGTCCATCTACTTGCTGATTCATCCCAACCAAACGCTGTACCTTGTCCTTCAATAACAATACCACCATCTGCAGCAGAACCACCATCATTTAAGTTAATGAATTTGTCTGTTACATTTAAGTTAGTAGTATTAACTGTAGTAGTTGTTCCGTTTACAGTAAAGTTTCCGGAAACTATAACATTATTTGAAAATGTTTTGTTACCAGCAACTGTTTGAGTTCCAGTTGTTCTTACAAAAGTAGATAAACTAGTAAGACCAGTACCACCATTTGCTACAGGTAGAGTACCTGTTACACCTGGAGCAATACTTGTTGTACCATCAAAGTTTACAGCTGATGTACTTGCTAAGTTAGTTCTAATACTTGCACCACTTGCTAATGCTGTTGCAGTTGCTGCGTTACCAGTAGTATCTTGATTTAAAGTTCCTACAACTAAATCTATATCTCCTGTACTATCTTGATATGTTGCTGTAATACCAGTTTCAGTATTAGTGGATGTGAACATCGCACCAACTATGTCTTGTACTTGCTCATTAGATAATTGGTCATTATCATTTGGAGTTGTTACTGAACCACCTAATGAAATAGCTGTACCATTAATTGTAATTGATGAGTTTGCTAATTCTGCGTTTGCAACACCACCATCTTTAATTGTTACTGCGCCTGATGATACACCGAAGTTAGCTGAACTAAACGATGCAACACCCTTTGCTGTTGTTGTTGCGTTATCTACTGATAATGCTACTGATGAATTACCACTTTGGTTAGCGGTGAATGTACCACTACCATTAAGTGCTCCTGACGTTGAAATGCTTAACTGTCCGTTTGCTGCGGATGTTAATCCTGTTAATTGTGAACCATCACCTACGAAGTAGGATGCGGTTACTGCTGCTAAATGTGCTTGTGAGCCAGATACGATTACTTTTTTCCAACCGCCTGTTGCTGCTCCTTCTCCACCTGCCATAATTTTTCTCCTATTTTTTAAAATGAGTTGAAATCAACTCATAGTTTCTCTGTTAAAATTTCTTTTTATTTACTCTTATAAATATAGAGTTTTATTTTATTCCGTTAAATGTATATAAAAAAGTTACTTCCACTAACTGCTAATGCTCCTTTGTAAGAAGTGTTATTATAATTAGGTAAAGTAGAAACCTCTTTTATCAACATTGTACCATCTGAATTTACTGTTACTTTATCTTCTCCACCAACTCTAATTGTAAACACATTCCCACCTGGAGATTGATTTGTAATTAAAGTTAATGAAGATGTAACTGCTCCTGTCATTTCTATAGAACCAGTAATTTGTGCATTTGTAGTTACTATTGTTTCTATTGATGATTCACCATTATTCCTTTCGAAGAATAGTTTTCCATCAAATGTATTGACAGCAAGTTCACCCAAAGATAAGCTTCCAACACTTGGAACATTATTTTGAGTATTACTTCTTTTTAATTTTATCCTATTAGCTGCCATTTGTGGAATCCCAATCTTTTATTAAAAGTTTCCACCATCAATTTCTGTAAACGAAAAACTCCCTGTTAAACTTAATGAACCAGTTATTTCGTGAGTATCTGTTAACTCATCACCAAATATAGTAGAACCACTAGCAAATGATATAGATTGACTGATAACATTAGAAACAACTTTAGTTGCTGTTAATTCACCAACTGATATGTTCTGTCCTGCTAATGTACCTACTACCTGTGCTGATGAACTCATCACATTGTTAGGTATCGAAGTTAAATACGATTGTAAATCACTAATTTGTGATTCTGTAATTGTTACTTGCGCTGAACCACTAATTACACCTTCAGTATCTAACTTAGTTTTAACTCGTGCATCTGTATAATATTTGTTTGTACCTTCTGCTACATCAGCAGTATCAAAACCTGTCTTATCTGCACTATTTAATACTATTTGAGATGAACCACTAACCAACCCAGCTGGTTTACCTGTTAAATCAGCGAATGAACTAGCTCCACCACCACCACCGATTGAACCATCATCTATTTGAGAACGAAGTGTTCTACCGATATATTGATAAACTGATATATAAACATATTGATTTGAGGATGGTGCGTTTGATACCCAAGTTAAAACACCTGTTTTAAAATCGAATACATAATGAGAAGGGTCTGCTGGTGAAGATGAAATACTTCCTGCCGTAGCTGATGTATCTTTATATACTACAACTTTATAACCTGGAGTAGAACTCTCAGTATTATTTGGTGAATCACTTGCGATAATATATTTTGGTGATACAAAATTAGTTTGCTGGTCTGCTTCGATAAGTTGGTCGGATGTTACTGTATCTGAAACAGATGATGGGTCTGAAGTTGTAAAGTAATAAACTTCTCTTTGCCCATCTGCCGCTTGTTTTAATTTTTTTCTATAGTGATATTTTAGTACGTTTACATCAGTTTCGATTGATGGGTTAACAACACTACCCGATACAATAGCACCATTCTGAGATGAACCACTATATGCTAATTGTGTACTTCCCGTAGGAATAAGACCATCATCTGTAAATATCTCACCTGCTCCTAAATCAAATACATCAGTAAATGCTTCCTGAGTAAGTGATAGATTATCCGTTGTAAATCTTCTACCTTGTAGTAATCTTTCCGACCTGTTACTTGTATTATATGCCATTTTTATTCCTCTTTATTACGATACTGAAACCTGTATGCGTTCCAATGTATATGATGGTTCACCTTTATATCTAATTAATAACCAAATTTTTGAATTTGATGAGTTAATAGTTTGACCACCTGCGTTATTCAATCCTAAAGTTAATGTACCATTCGAATTAGTAAATGATGAAAAATCACCAACAACATCAACCGAATCACTAAATGGGTTGTTATTTCCACTCGATTGTGAGTTCAAAGAACCACCATACGATTGATTACCTTTTACTGCATCAAAGATTTTTGAATCAGTAGCTTCAAATATAACACCAACTGCTATTTTGTTAGCCGCTGTACTATCCCACGTTACTAAATCGGATGATGAATTAGGGTCTAAGTTAATTGTTAAAGTACCTTTATTATTTCCAGCTGATGTTTCAAATTCTCTTAGATACCACTTATAATGTGATGCGTTATATGATGAATCATCATAAAAATACCCATTGTTACCTTCAGGATTAACTAAGTAACCTGGCTTAACCTGCAATCCTTCACCATCTCCGAGAGTTAGTGCGGTTGAACTATTCCATGCATTTGATAATGCCGTTGATGTACTAATAACTCTTCTATAAGTTTCGTTTGTAAATCTTTCATCCAATACCGATGATTGACTTCCACCACCATAATATCCCATTGAACCAAGACTTCCATTTTGTCCGAATGTTCCTGCTGTATGAAGGTTTACAGTTTTGGTTTCTAATGTTGATTGTGTACCACTTCTGTTTCTACCTTTTAGTGTTAATGTATATGATGTATCACCAATTCCACTTTCAGTAAAAGTATCACCTGTACCACTAATTGTATAAGTTGCATCAACTTCTACTATATCGTTTCTTACTGGAGTACCACTATTTCTTCTAGTAGTACCATCGGCTGATGTTACCATTCCTGATGTTTGGATTGAACCACCATTTGTTGATAATGTATCCAATCCTGATGTATTTGAAATTGAGTATCCACTAGCTCCACCGATAGTTACATCTACTAATGAAGTTGATGATGCGTACATAGGTGCAAATAATCCACTAGCAGTTGCAACATATTTCCAAGTACCACCATTAATAAATGGTGCTCCCGATAATGAACCTGATGTTAATGTTTGTGCCGTTACCGTTCCACCTGAAACTCCTAATGAGTTTGTACCAATATTTGAATCGATATTACTTACAGGTGCATAGAATATAGTTTCGTTTAGTGATTTTTCAACATATCCACTTTGAGAACCAGTTGCCAACCCAATTGTTGTATCTATTTCATATTGTCCTGATGAAGATACAGAAGTTAATGTTTGTGCTGTCCAATTAACCAAATTTTGGTTATGTGTATTTACAAATTTACCATCTTGGAAAGCGGCCGGTATAACTGCTGGATTTACAGTATTAATTTTTGCTAAAGTGATACCATTTGAAGTTCCAAATGATGAATGGGATAAAATTCTAGATGAACTTGAAGTTTCAGTAGCAGTATCACCATTAATTGCCGTTTGATTTTGGAAAAACTTAAATGTATGTGAACCACTTACTCTAGCTACAGTAGCTCCACCACTTGTTAATGAACCCAATCCAAATAATTCGTTATCAGCTGATGAACGAACTGATGTTGAACCTGCATCTACTGAAGAGTATCCAACTGCGTATGATGTACTTGTTCTAATTGTTTTTCCTGGAAACAATGTTCCACCTACTGATGCGAATCCTTTATTTATTAAGTAATTAATATCAGCTATTGAATTTCCTTGTGGTACATACCCAGCTGGTGCCGTTCCAGTACTAGTACCACTCTTTACTTCACTAATATTACTAAATGTTTTTGTGTTTGGTGTTGGATTTGCTGCTGATGAGGATAATAATCCCGCAACAAATCTTAAAATTTCAGATACATCTGTATTTGAATCAAAATTGTTAAAATAAGAACCATCTAAATTACTTTGCCACGCATTTGATGTTGGATTACCTGCGTTTACGTTAAATGCTTTTATAGATTGAGATACATCTAATGCAATATCAGATGAACCTGTAATTTGTAAAGATTTTGTAGTTTTATATAATACAGCTGAAACAGATTCAAAAATACCACTACCACCAAACCCTGCAGCTGCTGCTGAAGATGAAACTTGTGTTGCAAAGTTCTGTAAAGATGATGTAGTTATGGTAATCTCAGTATGTCCTGATGTACCATCTGCATGTGCACCTAACAAATATAATTTTTTGTTAGTAGTATCGTAGTATGGTAATCCATCTAAAGTAGTACCATAATTAGCAGTAGCTACTGCTGGTAATCCTGCACCAGTATATATTTTTGAAATCGGTACATAATCGTTAGCGGCAGTTGAACCACCCGGCTTTCCTATATAAACGATTGGTCCATCTACTTTTGAATCTATCGAACCACTACCAATTACAATCTCTGCTTCTCCAAATGAGGTGATATTCCTTACGGATGCTACCGAACCTCTTCTATGTTTTATTGTTTGAGCCATATTTTTATCCCATTACTTGTGTATAGTTTGTACTATTACTCTTTTAATCTCTTATAAATATTGTTTGTTTAGAAAAACCCCCCACAATCTATCGTATCTTGCGTATTACCAATTTGAATTGATGCAGATGCGATATAATTTTCTAATTGTGCTTCTAAAACTTTAATTCTACCATTAACTACAATAGCATTTCCAGCATTTGATGCTGATGTTTGTGTAAATATACTTTGCCCATTTACTGTAAAATCACCTTTGATGTCCACACTACCCGTAACTTCTAAATTATTTGATGTCATTAACTTAGTGTATGTATTCGGGTCTTGAGAACCTGTATTCCAAATGGAAGTACCACTACCACCACCACCACCTGCTAACGCAGATAAATTAACTGTGTTACCATTCGAAATACTTAAATTATTTCCTGCTAACGTTAATGTTTGAGAATCTGTTTCATTTTTTAAGAATCCCAAGTCTGTTATTTGAGCTGATGATGATATTATGTTTGCTGGTAATTGTGAACTACCACTAATTATACCCGATGGTAAATCAGAACCAGTTGGTATCGTTACACTATTACCATTTGATATTGTTAACGTATCACCAACATAAGTAAGGGTCTGTGAATCAGTTTCAGATGTTATATAACCTAAATCAGCAATTTGAGCCGATGATGATATAGTTCCTGTCGGAACTGAAGTTAAATATGATTGTAAATCACTAATTTGTGATTCGGTTATCGTAATTTGAGATGAACCACTTATTGTTCCGTTTGGTAGTAAACTTTTTACTTGTGTTGAACCACTAACTAATCCAATTGGTAATTGAGATGAACCACTAATTACACCTGATGGTAATAAACTTTTTATTTGGGCTGAACCACTAATTAGGTTATCACCTACTTCATTCCCATATCTTATATCAAATTCAGTTGTTAATTGGGCAGAAGAACTAATTACACCTTCTGCATTTAACCTCGTCTTAACATTAGATACAAAATTATCTCTAACAGAATTGTTAGCTAAGATTGAATTTTTCTGAAATGGTGTTATGGTTGTAGGTAAGTTGGATAAATTATAATAATCTATACTTTTTAAACCACTACCATTACCTTCAAATGAACCACTAAATGAACCTGTAAAATCTGGCACGCTTTTCCCTTAATTATTTTTGTTAGTTACCTATAAATATAATAATTCTTAGTAATCGGTTAACAATGTTAAAATTTCATCCAAAGATTCATGCCTGTGGTTATCTTTTAACATTATATCATATACATATTGTGAACCTTTTAACTTAGGAACTTCATGTACTGCCGAATCATTGTTGAATTTCAAATCAATCTGTTGCTTATCACCACATAGTATCATAGTAGAACCTTTTCCTACCCTACCCAATACCATTAATAGTTGTTGCTTAGTCAAGTTCTGAAACTCATCGACAATACATATGGAGTTATCGAAAGTTCTTCCTCTAAAATGTGATAATGATACCAATTCTATCGATTCATCAGATTCCATCTTCTGTAATATGTTTGGTTTGTTGTAAACCTTTCTCATATTAGCTCTAATTGGAACTAACCAAGGTTCCATCTTCTCTTCTAATGAACCTGGTAAAAATCCGTTATCCTCATTTGATACAGTTGGTCTTGTTATAACGATTTTGTTAACTTTTCTTTTAAAAAACATATCCAATCCAATTTGACATGCCAATAACGTTTTACCACTACCTGCTTTACCTATTACAAAATTGAAGGGATGATTTAAAATTTGAGCTTTTGCTCTTTTCTGTTCTTCCGATAGAGATATCGAAAATCTCACATTACCTTTTGGTGGAGTTTTGTCTTTGTTTTCAGCCATACTTTCCTTTTTCCAATAATTAAATAACTCTTTATAATAAGTATGAATTAAGCATAAAAAAAGGGGGAATCTCTTCCCCCTTAATTTAAAGTATATCAATAATCAATGATTACTGAATTCTGTTTAATGAATCAACAAATACTTTTCCGTAGAACTCACCTCTTAGCATTTTCTTAGCGTAACGAGTCATTACACCTTTTCTAGGAGTGAAGTTTTTCGGGTCATATACAAGAGGAGTCATAATTAACGGAATATATGGTGCATATACTGCTCCAGTTTCAAGGAATTGAGTTCCTCTATATCCCATAAGGATTACGTTCTCTTTCATATAAGGATTCTTATAAACTTGGAATCTACTATTTAATGAACCAACTTTTGATACACCGAATGCAAATTGAGCATCACCATTATCCGCTGAAGAAGCGTAACCTGGAATTGACTCAATGATTGTTGCAACATCTGGAGATACTACTAAGAAATTAGCACCACCTCTAAGAGTTTTTTGGTGAATAGAGTTAGATACACCAGCGATTACAGTTCCTAAAGTCTGGAACCATGCTCCCTGATTGAATGCAGATGCTCCATATTCTGAATCATCCATTGCTGCGAATGCAGAACCATTCCATACTCTACCAGCTTTAGCTGACCAGTATCCTACTGATTTAGCATCTTGCATTAACATGTCTAAGATTTCAAAATCAATTTCTTGCGAAATGTATTCTGATAACATAGAAGTTAATTCTGCTTCAGCATCAATTGAGTGATATGCGTTCAAATCTTGTGCGAATTCAGGAGTCCACTGTGCTTTTAACTTTCTAGTCTTAGCAACGATTGGTAAACTCTTCATTTCAACATTCAATTCTGGAATATCGATATCAGCTTCAGGATTGTTTCTTAAAGAAGTTCCTGTTGCTTCGAAATCACCTCTTGATGTATCAGTTGGTTGTGCGTGATACTTTACAGTAACATTATCAGCCGCATCAGCCACACCTTTTACTACGAAAGTTACATCGCCATCAGCGTTGATTGTAGTATATTGTGGGAATTGGTCTGTAATTTTAGAAGAAACAACTCTAAATCCTCTGATACCTTTTGAATCTGCATCAACGAATTCATCGTGGTGTACTGTTAATTTATATACTGAACCAGCAGCATCCATTAAACCAGCATTAGATGCTGAGAACGCTGTATCGTAGTTGTAATCACCAGCAGATAAAGAACCAGTTGTGTATTGGTTTGCTGCTAATGTTCCGTTTACTACGTTGTTACCAGTTACTTTATCGTTGATTGAGTATCCGAATCTACCAGCACCATACAAACCACCTGAAGGGTCTGAAGATGTTTCTGTGATACCGAATACAGAATCAGCTTGTGAATCTTTTCCAGAACCACTAGCGAAACCTGGCTGAGAAGTACCATATTTAAAGTCTAAGTAAAATACTAGACCTGATGGTAAGTTCATTGGTTGTACTGATACGAAATCTTTTGCTACGATTTCTGAGAAGATTCTTCTTACTAATGGTAAAGCTACACCAGCCCACTCTTCAGAGTTTGCCGAAGTACCAGTAGCAGAAGCTTCTTTTACTAATTGTCTTGCTTGATTTTCTAAAAGAGTCGCAACACCAGCTTTTTCAACTTCGTTTCCGATTCCTTCAAGAAGACCGGTTTTCTCCCACTTACCAGCTAAAGCTCTTGTAGCTTCAGATAGTCTCGCAGTGTGAGAAGAACCTTCATTTAAAATGTTTTTTAAATCCATTTTTTTTCTCCGTTATTAATCTTATTAATTATTTTAAACCTGCTAGCTTTTTCCATCTAGCTGATAATTCATTGCCCTCAGAAATTATTTTCTTTGGTGCTGAACTTTTTGTTGCTTTTGAAGCAAATCCTTCTTTTACAACTGTTCTTTTCTTTTTAGCGACATTTAAGTTTTCAGCTAAAGTTGAGAATACTAATTTCACTTCTCTTACTGATGATGTTCTGTCGAAGTTTTCTAAAACTTTTACCTTTTGGTTTTCGTTTAAGTCGAAAGTTCTGAACAATTTGTTAGTATAAAGTAACTTAGCGTTCAACAAATTCACTTCATTAATAGTTTTTTGTAAACTCTTAATTGTTGAATATGCTTCTTCTAACTCAGTTGCCATATCTTCATCTTCTTCATCCATTTCATCTTCTTCATTCATGTCCTCATCAGATTCTTCCATCTCTTTCAAAGTTTTAATAACTTCTTCTAAATCGATGTTTTCATCTTCTTCGTCCATTTCATCTTCTTCGTCCATTTCATCAGCTGTTTCGTGATAATTTTCATCATTTTCATCTGCTGATTCATAATTTTCATCATTTTCATCTGCAGATGCCATTTCAGCTTCTAATTCTTCGATTACAGATTCTAAGTCTAACTCATCATCTTCATCTTCTTCAGCTTCCATTTCTTCTTCAGCTTCTTCTGAATCCATATCATCCATTTCATCTTCCATAGAATCTTCTTCAGAATCATCAGACATTTCGCCTTCTTCTTCATCCATTTCATCCATTTCATCTTCTTCAGATACTACGTCATCATTTTCACTCTCTTCCGGAGCATCAATCAAATTATCATCATTTGGAACATCAGATGAATCAGATGCGTCATCAGATGGTTCAGCGTTATCGCCAGCACCTAAATCAGATGAATCTAATTCTTCTTCCATTTCATCTTGCTCATCAGCATCTTCTGCTAATTTAGCTGAAATCATTGATTGTAACTTCGGAGTGAATGCCTCTTCTAAAGCCAACTTAGCGTTTGCAAGAGCAGTTTCTTTAACGGCTTTAGCATCAGCGATAGCTTCAGATAACAAATCTTTTCTATTTGCCATAGTTGTTCTCCTAAATTGTTTTTGGAAATAAGATTATTGAGAATCTTAATAGAATATTATTACTAATATATTTTAATCATCTATTGGGAGATGATATTTTTATCTACAATAAATAGTGTACTATAAATGAAAACACTAAAAAAGTGTTTACTATTTAATTTTCAAGCATCCTACGTCTGTATTCTGCTCTCACTGCTTGTTGCATTTTCTTTCTTTTGACAGCTGAAGGTTTGATATACTCTTTCCTATCTTTGAGTTCTTCAATCTTACCACTATCCTTTAATTTTCTTTTGAATGCTTTTAAGGCTAGTTCAATATTACCATTAACTACTTTTACGCCTGTTGCACAACCTGGTATATCCATATCTTCTCGCCTAATTTTTTTGTAAGGTCTTTTTTGTCTGTTATCTTGCATATAATGTTATTTAAAAAAAATACACCTATCACATTATTGTGGTTAGGTGTATATAAATATCAAAATTATTTTAGTAAAATTACTTCATTGCTTTAAAAGCTACACTTACCATCTTAGGTAATGGTAGGTTTACAAATTTTTCTTTTACTTTATCTTTTTTAAGTGCATCATATACAGCTACGATTGCTGATGCTGAATAGTTATCCACTTTGTGTTTCTTTCCTGTTTGAGGGTCTTTTATAGTTTGATAACCACCTTTTCTTAATTGTGTAATGATTTCTGGTTCTTCAGCTTCATTAATAGACTCAACGAGTTTAACATCTTTAGCTGGATAATAATCTTCTGTACTACCATCAAATCTAATTAATTGATGCTTTTTACCTTTAATCTTTTTATCTTTACCTTTAACTAATTCACCTGTGCCATAAAGTTTTCCATCTTTATAAACATGAACTAATTCAACAGCTTCGTTAAGTTCAACAATACTATCCATAAGTTCACCATTTAATACTATAGCTGCGCCAAAGTTGAAATTCCACCATTCTCTGTGCATAACTTCAAGTCTTTTAACACCAGCCTTTGATGGTTTTTTAACTAACTTTTCTGTAAGTTTAAGAAGTTCTTTTAGTTTAGATTGAAACTTTTTTAAATCTGCTTCTTTACCAGGCATTGGTTTAAATTTGTGTTTGATAGTTGCTTTGATTGCATTAATCAATACAGGCCCCATTATACTCACTACTTCTTTAGCATCTGCTTTATCATCTATTACCCTATCTACAATTGCATTGGCGTTATTATAAATAGCTCCTGCTATTCTAGCACCAACCTTATCTTTGGATATGTGATACTTAGCTTCGTTTACTGATTCGAAGTATTGAATATCTTCTTTTAATGTTCCTTCTGCAAACATCATCAACTCTTTTACTTTCTTTTCCATAGCTGGAACTTTTAATCCATAGGTATTAGCCATTAAGGTTTTCATATACCCACTATCAAGAAAGTTTTGTAATTCTTTTTTAGTTGCTACTGATGAGTTGAAATCATTTTTTGCAATCTTATCTAATTCTTTTGCACTTACTTTACCTTTCATATATGCGTTCATCGCATCTTGTTTGGTATTGTACTTAGCTTCATTTACTGATTCGGTTACTCCTTCAGATAAATCATCAACACCTTGCTTCATATCAACAAATAGTTTTGTAAATTCTTTTTGTTTTTTAGAATCTAACTTTTTGATATTCTTCAAATGTTTCTTTATCATAAAAGATAAATCAACTGAGATGTCTTGTAATATATCTGAGTAATCCATTATTTCTTTACCCTACCCTTATCAATATCCATTTTTAATTCTTCAGCGGCACCTACTACATAGTGTGCTGCTAAGTTGATATCAATGTTCTTATACTTCATTAGTTTTCTAACTGCTAATAGTACAATTCGTTTTTCTTCAGTAGAGTAACCTTCAACAATATTCTTAGTTGTTTTGTTATTCTTAACTGAATCCATCATATCTTTAGCTGATACTTTCATCTTCATTAACTTTTCCGATGGTAACTCTCCCATCCCAAATGATTCATTTAACATAGAAGTAAGTTTCATTGATTTAGATTCTGTGGTTAATCTTTTTTTGTATTTCTTAGCCATCTGCATTGCGACTTTTATTGCACTTTTTAAATCTTTTGTATTTTTCTGTGCTATTTGGCCATCCTCAAAATGTTCTACACTAACATTGTACTCTTCATCATTTTCATCATAACCAACAAATAACATCATATCTTGGCCACCATCAAATATAAATTCGCTAGTACCACTGTTGTATCTTAAATCGCTAACATCAGTATCTACTCTAACACCTACTGCTCTTTGTAAAGATTTTCTAACTAACTCTTGCTCTTTATCTGTCAATGCTTCATCGTTAGATGCTTCATTTAACATAGAAGTAAGTTTCATTGATTTAGATTCGTTAGCGAACTTTTTTGCGTTCTCTTTATCATCCTTATCAACATTAGTTACTTTATATTTCTTCCCATCTACTTCAAATTCACTATCACCATTTGCGATTGCTTTTGCTCTAGCTGCACCGAATTCGTTTCCTTCTTCAACTTTTTCTTCTACTTCATTGATTTCGTAATACTTTCCTAATACTTCACCAATCTCATCATAAGTTGATTCTAATCTTTGTTGTAGTGTATGAACTTCTCTTAAAGTTTTTTCAAAGATTCTAAAAGATTCATTCATTCTTTTTACGTGTCTACCAACTGTGATACCATCAAATGAACCTTCAGTTTCTTTAACCATATTTTTACCAGCAGTTTCTACTAAGTTTCTGATTGATTCATAAACTTTTTCTAATCCTTCTTTTCTATATACAGTTTCACCAAATGATGTGTATGCTTTAACAGCTTCTAAGAAAGCTCCTTTTTGTTCAGTAGTCATTTCAGTAGTTTCATCTCTATCATTTTCCTTTACAAAAGGTGAGTGAAATGGGTTTGAATATACTTTCATATTTTCAAACGATTCGTTTAGTAAATCTTTTAGTTTCATAGTTCCCTCTAATTTTGCTTCCATCATTTTTTTAGCTTCAGCTTCTATTTGCTTTTTAATTTTAGATGGTAATTTTTTATCGTAATATTTTATTTTACCTTTAGTATCAATGTGGGCTACATTTTTGTAATCACCAGCTTCTTCTTCAGCTTTATTATAAATAGTTAATCCGTTTCCTTTACGAGCCATACCAATATCGTATTTTGCTTCGTTCATCTTCATAGATTCCATCAAACCGATTGCGGTACTGCCCACTTCTCTATCACCTTTATCAACATACCTCTTATTAACGATACCAAATTTGAATCCATCGATTTCAATCTGATACATTGGCATCATCGTAGAACTATAGAAGTATTTCTTTTTGTAACCACCTTTATCTAATTCTTTACCGATTGCAAAGAAATCCTTTGCCTTACCAACTAAATCAGCCAATCTATCTAAGTGAGTACCAGCATCATCTCTTTCGTTAAGTGATTCTTCGTTTACATTATCTCTCATAGCTCTGGATAAATCTTTGATGTACTTTAATTCTTCTTTAGCACCTTTGTGTTTAGCGTATCTATCCAATCCCATACTACTCATAATACCTAATGATAAATGTAATCTAGCTTTTGCAGCTTTTGGATACTTTCTACCATAAGGTGAAGAGTTAAACCAATCAATCATAGCTTGTGCCATTTCTTTTGATAGTTTGATTCCTTCTACTCTATCAGTATTACCTTTTACAACCTGCTTTAGTCCACCGATTGCTGAGATTTCGTTAAGTGAGTTTTTTATATCAGTTAATTTCATTTATTATCTCCTAAATAGAACAAACACCATCAATTTCACAGATGATATCTCGTACTAATGTATTAATCTTTTTATATGAAGGTGTTTTTGCCTTTCCAACTACTGATTCGTTCATGGGTCTCATAAATGCGCCATGTGTTGATGGGTTTGAAACAAAATCCCAACAAATTAAATCAAAATCATCTTCTACAGTAACAGATTTACCATTACTAGCTTCTTTTACAGAACCCATACCTCTTGAAGAGATACCAACAGTACAACCTGCCTCTAAAAGTTCTTTAAGGATGTTCCCTGCTGGAGTTTTAAGTATTTCTACCTTACCCATCACATCATCACCCTTCCAATATACTTCTCTGATGATATGTGAAGTGTTTTTTAGTTCAACTACCGAAGATTCAGGATGGTCTAACTCACCAAACGCTCTATTTTCTTTGATTTCTCTATTTTTGTATTTATCCACTTCTCTTTCTAAGATTGAACGTGGATAAACTCTACCATTTTGATTTTCAGCTTCAGCACGTTGCAGGACACCATTAACAATCAACCTACCATTGTTATCTTCCAATGATTCATTGATTTGCCTCTTAGTCATAGTAAAAGGAATTGTATCTATAAGTAATCTTCCCATTATGCTCCCCAAACTTTTCGTTTTCTATATAAATCAAACATGATTTGTGCTACTTCATATCTTATAAATAGACGAATATTCTCCAAATCCTTATTTGAGAGTTCTTCTTTTAATATTTTCTTTTTGGAACTCATGCTGATAACTCTTTTAGGTTTCTAGCTACCTTTAACATACGTTCTGAAATTTTTCCAAATCTTTTTTTAGTTGATTCCCAATATTGACCCGAATGAACACCAGCTTCTGTTTTCAATTTAGCGTTTTGATTAACCATTCTTTCCAACTTAAACATCATACTATTGATTTCTTTAATAGAATCATTTATTTTTTGATGTTGCTTTCTTGAATCATCTTTTTTAAACTCTTTATAAGAAATCTCATTGATTTTATTTTCTAACTTACGTTCTAATGATTCTAATTTTTTAGTATTCATTTTTTTCTCCTTTGATTTCTTATATCCTAAAACTTCAATATGTTCATCATCCAAATCATCTTCATCTTTACTTTTAGCAAAGGCATGTGGGGTTTTAATAGGGCCCTCACCACCATCTAAATTAGCAGTTACGTTAGATTCTTCGATTTCTTCGAACTTATCTTCAATTTCTTTTATTAAACTTTTCATTTAAACACCCTTTTCAATTCAGATTTAAGTTCGTGATATCTAAGTAGTGATAAAATTTGAGATTCTGTAATTACTTTAGCTGCTTTTAACTTACTAATGAGTTTTAATACTTCATTTACTTTAATCTTAGTAACAGTATCTGTAACTTTTACATTTTCAATTTCTTTTTTAAGTAAATTACACTCTCTTATTACAAATTTCTTTAATTTTTGAGAATTATCTACTGAGTTGATGTATTCTCTCAAAATATTTTGTTGTTTATCAGTAAGATTTGTATATTTGTTGTTAAAATTCTCAACTAACATCTTCCATGCTAACAATCTCACCTCTTTTGGTTGTTTAGAATAATCTTCGTTAATGGTAGATGTTACTTTATCTTCTGATTTAGAATTGTTTGTTAACGATTCTAACAATGTTGATTTACATTCTACATATTCCTTTGGATTATCAGATGTAGTATGTTCAAATAATTTATATATAGATGCATTTGCTTTATAGTTAGATACTCTATACTTAAAGAAATCTTCTAAAACAAAATTTTTCTTAATAGCTTTGATTAAATTGTACTTCTGTCTATTTAAAACAGATTCGTTTAATTTTTTTCTTTCACTAAGTATGATGTTTACAAACTCAGATGCTTTATACTCTGAAGAAAATGATTCTTCAATAAATACTTTATATAATTTAAGTTCCTTAGCTAATTCTGTACTCTTACCAAAGTGCTCTCTTATAATGTAAGTAGCTCTTGAATCTTTATTGTTCAAAGTATCGGTACTGATTTGTCTTACCAATAATTCGAATAAGATTCCTGTATTTTTGTACTTACTATGTTTCAATTTCTTCATTTGTTTCCTCAGTTTTCGATAAAAGCAACTATATATTTTGTTATAAATATTATATTTTTAAGAATCCAATATGTTTTTCTCATCCAATAATGATAAACTTTCATCATTGGTGTCCTCTTTTAACGATTCTATTATTATTTTTTTGGTTTTTCTATTAGATTTCATACGTCCAATAACTGCATCAATCTGTTCTTGATTGATAACGGAAGTAGCGTTATATCCTTCAGGTCTTATATCAATACTTTTGTTACCTAAAGGGTCTCTACCGAATGGTGATTTATCTTTACCATACGTTCCACCTTCCTTAGGTCTACCAGCACCTTCAAATCCCCCTTCAGGAGCTCCACCTTTGTTTTCACCGAATGCCCCACCAGCATCACCACCACCTTCTTGTGTTGTTAGTGCTGCTAAATCATGTGGTGTACCAAATGATTCTCCAGTCTTAACTGGGTCATTACCTTCTTGCTCAATCTGTTCGTGTCTGAATCCTAATTTCAAATCATTGATAACTTTGAATTGTTCTTCTTTCCATTCATCTTCACTCATATTAAAGATGTTTTTGTAAACCCACTCTTGTGATACCATTCTTAAATCTTTGATATCACTTGCTAATGATACTTTTTCAGACCAAAGGTTTGCTTTTTCTTGCTCATAAATAATAGATGGAGTAGTAAGTTCTAATTCAAAGTTTACCAACTCTTCATCTGTATAACCTTGTGAGTATAAGTGTACAATTGCAATCTTAGTTAATTCTGAAAGTACAATCTTTTGGATTCTTTCTACAGAACGAGCAAATCTAATATCTTCTTGCGCTAATGTTGCTTTACCTTCAACACCTTCTTCGTATCCAATAAATGCTTTTGGAACTTTAAGTGCTGCCATCATTCTGTTTCTTAGGTATTCGATATCATCAATACCACCAAACTCCATTCCACTTAGAGAATCAATCTCAGTACCACTTTGTCCACCTCTAACAGGTAAATAGTAATCTTCCAACATATTCTGCATATTGAATTTAAGATTGTAATCACCAGTAGTTTCATCAATGTATGGAGTTTTCTTCATCTGGTCGATGATGTTACTCATATATGAATCAACCTCAGCAGGTGGAATATTACCAATATCAATTTTGAAAATTCTCTTTTCAGGTGCTCTCATAATTCGATGAATCATCATCGCATCTTCCATAAGAGTTAATTGTTTCCAAGTCTTTCTTGCACCTTCTAACAATGAACGTCCATAAGGTAGGAAGTTTGTATCTGTTAATAATCTGAAATGTGCTACTTGGAATGATTCTAAAAACTTAGTGTTGTTTCTTTGTGAAATTGCATTTGTGTTTTGTTCTTCAACCTCAAATCTTACTGAATAAGGATTATCTAAATCATATCCTTCTTCTCTTCTCGTTTCATATGCCGATAGTGGTTGTGCGTTTACAACACCTAACTCATCATCAATATCTAAGTAAAGATAGTAATCACCATATTTGTTCATACCTCTTACCCAAGACCATAAGTTGAACTCAATGTTCAATACATCATAGAATAAGTTTCTTAATGTTTTCTTTAATTTTTCATCAGATGATTTAACTCTAAGTACATCACCCATATCGTTTTTAAGTGTACACTCATCTGAGTATATATCTAAGATTGATGAGATAATAGAATCTTTATCCATTGCCTCATAATCTGTATATAGTTCTAATTTATTCGAATGGTAGTTAAATCTTTCATTGTATGTTTGCCAATTCTTTCTTGAGTTAGAACCATGCAATCTTCCATACCTATCATAGTAAGCTGAACCTCTTCTATTACCATCACTTTGTAATCTTGAAGAATCAACAACTTTTAATTTATCTTTACCGACTCTTCTAACAACTACCTGAGTTGAGAATAGTCTCTTTAATCTACCGAATAATGAAGTATCTGCCATAATGTTTTTCTTTTATATACTACTACAATATATAAATATACAAAAAATATTTTTAATATCCAAATTTTATAGTAACCAACTTATATCCTCATCACCTCTACCAGTATTAATCTTCCAAGCATCTTTTGCTTTAGATTGATTTGTTTTAAAAACACCCTGCTTAGATGTTAAGGATAATGCTCTTTTATTTAATTCGATTCCCTGCTGTCTTAATTTAAGTGCCGTATCTCTTACCCAAAGTCCTGTTGAAAATGATAATACTAAATCATCATTATAACCTTGTTGAGCTTCAGCTCTATTACCATTCCATATAAAAACAAAAAGTTCATCAATCAATCGTTTAGAACGAACAATCGGAACTCTTTCTCTCATATAAGTATCTAACTTTGAGATAACTAATGGACGTGTTCTACTTGTCATTGAAAAACCAGGTACCATTTGTGATTTATCTTTTAAATCATATGCTTTTTGTAAATGAATATCTTCATCTACATATCCAAACTCTTTGTATGAATAATATAAGTTTTTGTAATTTCTATCTATTGCTTCTTGGATTACTGCCCAACCAATATTTGCGTTCTCAATCACTAATAGAGCATCGTTCCATTCAGTTGCAACATTTACTAACATATTACCATAATCTTTAGTACCTATCTTACCTTTATATTCTGCTACTTGCTCTACACTTTCTACATCAAATACGTGAAACGCTGAATAATCTGCACCATCACCTCTCGCAACATCGGCAACCACTACATAATCTTTTGTATAGTTTGGTTGTGACCATAACCAATAATTACCATCGTATCCTCGTTTCTCTACTGGGTCTTGAACATGGGTTTCTTCATACCATTGTAGAAGTTGTCCATCTACGACTGTGTAACCAGATGAAATAAAATCACAATCACATTCTTGTGCTGCCATCTTCTCACCTAAGAGTTGAGTTTGTTCTGCTCTCCACTTATCATTTCTTTCAGGATGTACAGTCCAATGAAGTTTGATTGGATTCCATCCATCACCCTCTTCACCTTTAATCCAAGTTTTATGAAAGAAGTTACCAACACCATTTGGAGTTGATAATACGATTGCCTTTCCACCAGTTGATAATGTAGATTGAGCTGATGCCCATATCTCATCAATACCTTTAATAAATGCACCCTCATCTATAATCAACATTGATAATGCTTCAGAACGACCTGCATCACCACTAGCTGATGTTGCTTTGATTGTTGAACCATTTCGTAATCGTAAGGATAGTTTGTTATCTTCTTCAGTATCACCCCTTAACCAACTCGGTAAGTTTTCATGCATATACCTAACCTTAGTAACTAAGTTTTTAGCTACCTCTTGCTTAGTTGCGATTACCAATATATTTTTATCATCGTGGAATAACATCATCCATAAAGAATAACCAGCGGATAATGTTGAGATACCTAATTGACGGGATTTAAGAATTACATTATATCTATGTTTATCTAACTCACCCATTACATCTTCTTGAAATGGATACAAATCAAAAAGTATCTTACCTCTCTTTGGGTGTTGAATGTAACAATACTTTTTAAAAAAGTAAACTGGGTTTTTAGCACATTTAACGTACTCTTCCCTAATAAGTTCTTTTATGTTTTTGCTCATTTCTTTCCCAATTTCCAAAGAAACTGAGTTGATATGATTGGTTGAAATTGGTCGTTTAATCCAATACCTAATCCAAACGCCTGCTTCTTTCTCGTTCTGTATAATATAGAACCACCAACATAGTTAAATTGTTTTGATGTTCCATTTAATCCGAATCCTACATAGAATTCTCTTGGATTTATGTATTCAGTTTGAGTTACAGTAGTTGTAGGTATTATAAGTTCTGATTCAACTAACCTATTGAAGAGTGTGTTTTTCCATATTGTATCTGTGATGGTTACGAAACCTAATGAATCTAATTCAATCTTATCAACAAACACATTTTTAGCGTAATAATCTTTTAGAACTTCTAAAGTATCAATTGGAGTATTTACTAAAATAGAATCAACTTGTGTAACTATTTTTGTTTTCCATTTAGGAACATAAACTTTCTTGTCTATGGTAATTGTATCGTATTTCGTTTCTACCTTTGTAACAATAGTAGGCTCGGATGGGGTAATTTCTCCCCCATCTCCACTACATTGTCTAAGTAATAATATTACAATTATTAAAACTAAGATTATTAGATTTCTAATATCTCCGAAATACTTTTTCATCGGCCACCTTATTTTTTAGTAGCTGATTTTCTTTTTGAAGGTTTTCTACCTTTTCTGTTTCCACCTTTTGCAGCTTCAACAACATCTTTAGATTGTTTAGCTAAGTTTTTACCAGCAGCTTTAACGTCTTTGAGTTCTTCTTTAACTCTTTTAACTCTACGCTTAACTTCTGATTTTACTTCAGCTACATCTTCTTTGATATCTTCTACAGTATCTTCTACTACATCAGGAATAAAATCTCCATCTTTATCTTTGATTTTTCCTGTATATAATAATACTACATATGTTGCTACTGCAACTCCGATAACTAATGCTATGATTAATAATGTACTCATAATTTGCCTTTTTAAAATTAAACTTCTTATACTATAAATATGGTAATATATTTAATAAAACTATTTTACCAAGTTCTACACGCCCAATATCTTGCTTTCCACTTAGGGCCTGGATTATCACAATTCATTCTATCTCTAAATGCTTTTCTTCGAGCTGGGTCTGATTTTTTAATTCTCATTGTTTTCTCACCACCCTTGCCTTTGTGACCAAAGTTTACTTTCACTACATTACCTTTATCATTGTTAACATAAACTTTAAACTTCTTTACATCACCTTGCATAATTTTATTGAGTTCTACTTTTCTTCCTTGATATTCTGCTTCGTTGATTGATTCGTGCATATCTTCGATAGTGGCTGCCATATCACCAATAGCCATAGTTACGTTTCCGTTTCTTTGGTATAGATAATACTTAACACCTTTTGGATTCTCTGGATTTTGTAGAATGATTCTTTCTACTTTTTGTTTACCAACTAAAGTTTTTCCTTTGGATACTACAAATTCCTTTTCAACTCCACCTCTCATTGATGAACCATACTTAATCGTAATCTTATCACCTTTTTTGAGTTTATCGTAAACCTTTAATCTTTTTTTCATATCCATAGATTTGGCTTCGGTAAACAATGTTTCACCACTTTTTGATTCAACACTAATTTTTGCGTTTGGATATTTCTTTTGTAGAATCATAAATATAGCTGGAACTAATTGTGGAGTTTTTACTAACTCTTGATAAACCACCTTACCTTTTTCAGAAACCACTATAGTTGCTGGGTAGCTACCTTTTTTAGCTGCTTTATGAATCTCACCTCTAGTAGCTTCATCGATTGCTTTTGGATATGGAGTATTTTTAGCTAACTTCAAAAGAGCTTGTAAATCTGATGATTTATTTCTATTGTACTTATCTGCGTTCTTTTTATTTTTGAAGATAGCTGATACTTTCTTTCCGTTATCATCAATCATAATAATGATACCTTTTTTACCAAAGTGTCTTTCATCAGTTACAGATAATCCTTCTTCAACTTTCTCACCTGCTTTTAATGGTGCCATATCTTTATACATATTGTACAACCAATCCATAAAATCAGGAGTATTTTGGAATACTTTTCTATAATGTTTTTTGAATTTCTTTTTGAAATCTTCAAAATCTTTAGATGCATCAGCTAACAAATGAATGTTAGACATTACACCTTCTTCAATAGATTCTTTTGTAGTTCTCCATCCACCACCTGCTGCTTTGTATTGTTTAGCAGCCCAAGCATTAGCGTAAGCCGATGGATATACATCGAACTTTTGTTTAGCTTGTGATTTATAGTAAGACCATTTAGATGGATTTGTAGGAACATTCTTTTCTGTAAGTTCGATTACTCTTTCTTCTAACTTTTTACCTTCAACAGTTTTGGTAATTATATCAACATGCCCTTGAATATAGTGATGTTCTTTTTCCAATCCCATCATCTTTGCCATTTTCATAATGTTTTTTTGTAGATTCTTAGCTACCATTATGTAATCTTTTTCAGGTTTGTAACCATCTCTCTGAATATGTTCTTCTACAAAGAAAAGTACATCATGTAATCTTGCACTTCTTTCAGCCATATCCATATCAACACCTTTAGATTCTATATCCATATATAGAGATGATGCGCCAGGACAAACGTGAAAGTATTTTGTGTGATAATTACCGATTCTAAAATCTTCTTTATCATTCTCATCTTCATTTTGGCCACTCATAGTTTCGTATTCATATGAATGAGTTACTTCATTGATGAATTTATTTACAAACATTCTAATGTTTTCATTCATACCTTCTTTTAGTGAAGTAATTTTAGCACCTACAGGTCCACCAATAAACATCGATGCCCAATATGAAATAGCATCTATAATTTCATACCCATCCCATTTAGCTGCTTTAGCGATTGGAACTCCGTGATTCATTTCTATTGAATCTTCCCATTCTCTTTTACCAGCGTGCTTAGCTTTATTCGCTTTAGGAAACATATTTGCTACTCTCTGAGATTCAGAATGAAAGTTAGCATCTGTTAATGCACCTATTAGGATATGTTTTAATGCATGGTGTACTTCCGGCTCTGAACCTTTGTACCCTTTGAAGTATGCATCTAAATCTTTTTTGACTTTTTTATTTAATCTGGTATTCATTATTATGCCCCTGTCTTACTATTAGTAGGTGATTTACCTTTGGTTCTATTTCCACCTTTTTTAGTATCACCTGCTTTCTTTTGGTCTGCTCGTTTTCTTCTTACAAATGCGGCTCTACCTTTCGGCCCTAACTTATTGGCTTTCTCTTTTGATAAACAAGCTGCATATGCATCACCTTTTTTACCATCACCACACTTACCTAACTTCTGGCCATCACTTCCGTATCTATCCCAGCCACCGCCATCGGTAGAACCTGTCTTACCTTTACCTAACCACTTTCTTAAATCTTCGTTCATAAGATTTTCTGTACAAAGATGTTCGTATAAATCAGACAAAGCAAATTCAACACATAATGTTGAATCTGTTCCATTCGATGAATATGAATCAAATGATTCTTTTAAGAATTCTTTAATTTGATGTTTGTTCATTTTTAAGTTTTCCTATAAAGTTGTTTCTAAAGGTTTCAAAATCTTTATCAATTTTTTCTACCAACTCTTCTTCAGTCATACCTTCGGCCCATTCTTCAACAGAACCATCTTCATTTATGAATGAAGCTTTTAGAGTTGTTTTTAAAACTTCTTTTTCTAACTCAGCTTGTTTTAACCAAGCCTCAGCGTTAGCTAATAATTTCTTTCTTTCATATTCCTCATACTTACCTTCTAACTTTAATTTGTGTTCCATTTCTATAACACAATTTAAACACATACCATGTATAGCTTTCATTTTTAAATCAGCTGTACCTGGTTCGGTACAATTACAAGAACTATTTTCTTTGTTGCAGTTTGGAAAATCTTTTAATTCTTCTCTGAGTTTAGAAAGTTTTCCAACTTTAACTTTGTAACCTTTTCGTTGTTCCCACTTTTGACCTTTATCATCAGTCCAAGTTTCCCCAACATCTCTTCTTTCTATAACCTTATCAGTAAATGAGATTGTTTTTTTTGTTTGGGTTTTATGCTTCCCATCCAACATCTCTTTTACTGCTTTTACATTCTTTAACTTATTTGACATAACTTTGTTTTTATATAAATATGGAAATTAATTTAAAAATACATTAATCCTAATATTTGATTCAATGATGCAAAAGTACCAGTTAGTTTATATGTTCCACCTTTATATGTAAACACAATTCCTTCATTTGGTACAATCTTATCTTTACCACCTACTGCGGCTAATCTTTCCAATTCCATTCTTAGTTTTTCAATCTTTTTAACATCACCACTTTTCTGAACTGCTTTCACAGTTTTATCTAATTCAGATTTCATAGTTCTAAGCGCTTCATCAGGATTAACTGTTAATGCTGAACTCATAAATGAAAGTACATCTGCGCCAACACCTAAGAATATATCTTCAAACTTTCTAAGGTTTTGTTTAGATATCTTTGCTTTATCTTGCTTATCTGTTTTAGTTGCCCACGCTAATACTTTAGAATCTGAAATATTCTTTTTATTCAATCTGAATGAGTTATCAAAGAATGCCCATCTTTTAACTAATCCCATTTTGGTTTTGTTATCTAATGTAGATGGTGAATTTTTATCAACATATTGTTCCCACCATGCTTGATGATAATCAGCAACACCATTAGAATCTTTTAGTTTAAATTCTTTTTGGATTTTGTTTAGTTCTGAATAGTATTTACCTTGCTTCTTTGAAAGTTCTTCCGATTGTGGTAACTTAACTACAGGTGGTCCTTGGATTGTATAATTTTTTTGAACATCTTGATTGATTTGTTTTATCATACCAGCTAAAATTTTAGCCGCTGATGTATCAGCTCCAATTGCTTTCCCATCCATATTATATTGCATTGTTCCGTGGAATACTAATAAAGGTTGTCCGTAAGGAATTACATTTACTGATGTTGGGAATATAACTTCTATATTCATAAAGGATGAACCTTGATTGAATATTTTATCTCTTTGTGCTTTTGATAATGATTTGATTGCTTTGGATAAATCTTCCATAGCAAAATTGTATGCATCTGTTAGTCCACCTCTACCTTGAAACTTAGATGCTACTCCACTAATATCCAATGCGTTTTCACCACTATTCTTCAGATGACCACCATTACGAGCAGCGATTAAACCTTTATCATCTCTCCAACTAATAGCAAGTGCTTGTCCATCTGTTTTTTCTCTAGCGAATTCTAACTTACCATTTAATGCGTTTGATATAATTGTTTTTAAATCACCAAATGTTAGATTCATTTGTGTATCGAATGGGTGAGCCATATGTCCATATGCCCCACCTTCGGTAATCAATCCTTCGTGAATCTGAGTTTGTTCATCATCGCCATCTTTTAATCTTTGTTTTGGTGATGGTGCTTTTACTGGTGCATCTTTTGTATCATCGATAGATTCTTCTGCACCTAAGAAATCAATTAACTTATATCCAACAGATGTAGCTACACCTTTGATTTTATCAACCCAACTTTTGTATGCTTTAGTACCTCTTAAATCAATGTATCTTTGGGATGCCGCATCTAACCCATCAATACCAGATGGAAAGTATGATACTGGATATTTATCATCAATACTTCTTGCATCATCTGCATATATAGAATCTTCATCAGTATCTAATATATAATCAACTACCATCCAACCCAATCTTCTTGCGGTTTCATCACCAACGGCTTTATATGATTTAGAATTACCATATGAAAATCCTGGCCCATCATCAACACCTTGTGAGTTACCACCAATTCCAACTTTAGTTGAACTTGATTCAGATATTAACTTATTAAAATCAAATGTAGATAAAAATCTTTCCATTGTGATTTCAATCTTACCTAATCTATTTGTTAAGAACTTATATATCTTTGGGTCGAACTTACCATAAGCTCTTTTGAATCCTGCTTTTCTGATTTCATCATCGCCTGATGATAGTGATTTCCTAACTTCAGTTCCACTAATACCTTCACCTTGCGCTGGTGCTACATAAACATATCCCTTTTCTTCATATCCTTTTTCAATTTTATCAGGATGATATGGTTCAAAGTATTTACCTTTTAATCTATATCTATCTTTTTCACCAACAACAGTAACAAATGCCGTTTTATCTTTATCGAACTTACCTATAATTTCTTTTGGGGCGTATGGGTTTTTGATTTGAACAATCTTAGATGCTGGAACTCCAAACATCTTTATCATTACCATTTTCTTTTCTTTAAACTTAAATGGTGATTTAATATTATCTGTTTTATTAGATGTACCAATATAAACATTATCTCTACCAAATTGTTTTACCAAATGGTCGTAAGTTAAATAATGTCCTTTATGAAACGGTTGAAATCTACCAGCGTAAACTACTACCTTTTTTTCTATTCCTTCAGTTAAGATTCCCTTAACCCATTCTTTAATTAATTTTCCCATAGTAATAAATATCCCATTTTAAATTTAAAACCCAATTTATGGTTTTGGATTAGAATCTTTTACATTTTTTATAGTAGTAAACCAATTTCCAGATGTTGATAACGAACCTGATTCGTTAAGTTCGTGAAATATCATATCAAATTGTTCACGCATTGATGGATAACTCACTCTTCTATTTTCAATAGAATTAGATTGGCTTGTTATTAATGCTGCTTCTGCTAAATTACTATCTGAATTTAATTGTTCATCTGTTGGTTGTGGAATTCCATTTACATTCCAATAAGTTATAAATATATTCGTACCATCACTTTCCATTGTAAGATTTGAATCATCACCAGTATCTAATGAACCACTCCCATTTAACTTTAGATAAGCTTTTACTTTTTTATTAAAATCCATAATATTTTTCTCCAATTAGTTATTTAGTGTATAATGTAATGCATCGAACTCTGAATAATCACCAGGACCTACATAGAATCCTTCAAAAGAAGACCATCCCGCACTAGCGTACATAGCTACATTCCCATCACGTGATTTTAAGTAAACTTCAACAAATTCCCCTTCTTTCAGTCTAACTAATTGTGAATGTCTCAATGTATGATATTTTGCAGTACCATCCATATCAGCTGCAGTATATAATCTTTGTGGATAAGTAATAGTTTCTCCATTCTTACGGAAAACACAATCAAATCTTTTTTGGTCTAAATTAGCATTTGCAAACATTATTAGAGTTTGGCAATAATAAACTCCACCTAATCCAATTCGGAATCTTTTATTACTTGTATCAATTCCCATATATCCAGAATAACCATTTCCTTCTTCCCATCCATAGCTAGTTGAACTAAAATCAACTTTCGTCCAAGTTTCATCGTTGAATGTTTGTGCACCACTACTTTTTGTCATTCTCCAACTAGGTGGAATACCAGTGATATCAACGTTATAACTAGTATGAGTATCATCTAATGGGTTTGTATATCTTCCTCTTGCCATATTATTTTCCTTTTTTATTAATTTTATGCAGATGGGAAGTTTTCAGCTGATACTAATGTTGCTGCTGTACTACCCATTGATGTTTGTGATAACGGTCTCGTTGCTATTATATCTAATCCTTTAAAATAAGCACCACACCTAGTCGCTTGAATTCCACCACCTGAACTACCATCTAATGCTAAATTCATAAATAATTGAACTCTACAATATTGTGATTGCGCTTCTTCAGGTATTGTGTATGAAATTACACTACTACCTACCCTAAACCTAGTTTTAAATACATCATCTGCTCCGTTTAAATCAAATCCACTATTTGTTATATCTGAATTTACTCTTTTCCAAACACCATGAGTATCACCAGTGACATAATACACACCCATTGGAGAATCAGGAATATCAGTAGCTGTATAATATTGGTTAGCGCTAGTTCTTTTAAGATAATCTAATTGTAATGCAAAATCTGCATTAGCGTGCATTCCAGTGGTTGTAGAGAATGAACCCACTGCTGACATTCCTGAAATTGTAAGTCTTGTTTCATATGGTAGTAAATGAAAATACCATTGTTTCATAAGAATCATTGTAGAACTATCTCTATCTGTCATATAATACAAATCGCCATCATTAACAACCTGTCTACCAATATTTTTAGCTTCTATTAATCCAATTTCAGTATCGAATATTTTATACACAACACCACCAGCAACTTTTCTAACATATAAGTTAGAACCTGAGATTTCACCTGATGAGTTAAGTTCGAATGCTGGTGATGAATCTGGCGAAGCTAAATTTGTTGATGATTCAATAGAATTAGAACCTATAGTAAGTCCACCAATTGTACCATCATTTGCGTTTACAGTACCATCTACTTCTAATTTAGTACCATTCCAAGATAATTTAGAATTAGAACCAGTACCACCTAAGAAGAATGTTCCTGCATCTAAATCAATTCTTGAACCTGCGGTTGGTGATACGTTGGTTGAATCTATTCTACCTGTTGATATAGCGTTACCTGATAGTGTAGTTGTTTTTGGAGTACCATTAACATTAAAACTTTCAATACCTATTTGCTTACCCCCAGTATCGTGGTACAACAACATAGCTGGGAAATAATCTTCATTAGTATTTAATCCACCATAACTTGTATTTGTATCATACGACCAAGCTGGTGTTGAAAAATCACTATTTACAAATATTCTATATGTAGCCCCACCATCGGACTTAAGTGTGATTTCGATTCTTAATTTTGTATCTGTTCCAGTTACCCAAGGAACATTTCCTTCTTTTGGTCCTCCTGTATATCCGATGGAATTAGATTCCCAATCCACAGTGTTAGCATTAAGAATACTACCATTTTCTATCACTCTTACATCATTGTAATATTGAGAAGAGTCTTGAACCGAAGTCAGATAAACACCATGTCCTATATGGTTATAGCTATCTGCTGTGGTTAAATCTAAATCTGAATCTATATCCGTAAATCCAATGAATACATATACACCCTCAGTAGTTGTACCACGACTAGAACCACCCCCACCATCATTTACAAGAACATCCCAAACTGCAGTTGTATTGGTACTTCTTTGGAATGGTTTTCTTGTTACAATTCCTTTAGTCCATCCATTTGCATTACTACCTTGATATCGGTTATACCCTACTTGCCCAGCTGTCGATGGTATTTTGTTTTCCGTAAGATTTTGAATACGCCATCTTAGAGTAGAATCAACTGCTTGACCAAATAATTGGTCAAATGTACTAGCTGCGAAATCTTCTGGATTGGTTACTGTAACATTACCTGTAATATTTAATGTTGAGTTACCAGCATCCCAAGCAAATGCATTTGTTAATGAGAAATCTCCATTATCTCCTATATACAAAGGAGTATCTGCTTTACTATAGTTACCTACTCCAGTAAATATTTTACCAGAATCAAATTTGATTCCAGCAATATCACCACCTGTTAGATGAATAGCTGAACCAGTCATCTCTCCATTTGATTTTAATCGTAAATTACCATTTGTTGAATCTATTGATGTGTTTGATATAGTAAACCCACCAATCGAACCAGCTGATGCGTTTACAGTACCTGACATACTTACATTACCTGCTGAATCTAAATGGAAGTTAGAACCTGATATTTCTATTACTCCATTAGAACCGCTAATAAATTGAGTGTTAGTATTTCCAACAAAAAACTTATCTACTTCAATGTTTACATTAGAACCACTAATTAATAATGACCTATCAGTATTATTCCAAGCTAAGTAACCACTAGTCGCTGCACTTCCACTCATTCCACTACCATTTCCACCTAAGTAGAAATTTCCACTACTATCTAAAAATGATGTGAAATCGGAAAGTAAACCATCGGTTCCTTGAATTCCATTGTGGAATCCAAACACCTGTGAATTCATTAATAATCCCGGAGAACCAATTGGTCCGATACCACTTAAACTCGCATCTAAGTATGAGAAGTCTTGGTTATTATCACCTTGCTGCCCTTGAGCTCCCTGCTTAGATTTAGATAAACTCATAGTTTTATCAACCTTTACAGTTCCAGCTGATAAATTACCACTACCATCTTTTACTTCTTTAATTTCAATATAATCTAATCTAACTATTCCACTTTCATCAGGATGACTGGATATAAACAGTGGTGATATGTAAGCTGCGTTTGTATGAATATTTTTTGGATTATTAATATCAGGAGCTTCACCACTATTAGTTCCAGCTGATGTACCATGACCTGAGAAGTAACCTCTCTTAGTTACCCAATCTGTACCCTCTCCATCACCAAATGAAAACCCAGCCGCTCCTATATAATGTTGACTACTAAAACTGTTAGTACCACTACTATTACGTTTTGTGGTTTCATTACTCCAACCATTTACACCTATATATACTAACCCACTACCAGCAACTCTTTTAAACCTAGCTTCAACATAATAAGTTTTAGTATCATCATAGGCAACTATATCTTTACCTACTATCCAAGCCCTATCATTATCAGCATCATTACCAAATTCAACATAGTTGTTTCTTAATTCACCATCACCCGTTCCAACATTTATAGTATCAGGATTATCAACTAAGTACCAATCGTTATCAGTTCCATTAATATCACCAGTACCATTAGTTACAAATTGATTAGTTGACCAATTCTCACCGGCGTTAGCCCCCCACCCAGTATGAGGAACACCACCACTAATTGAAGTGATTGTTACAGAACCACTATCATGCCCCATAGCAGTAACATTTAAGGATGATGAATTAAATGAATTAAAATCGTTATCAATTGTAACTCCTGTAGAAGGTACTCCATGTGTAAAGTATTCTGTTGTTTTATCGGTTACACCTTCAAATATTGTAACATCTGTTTCTGCCCCAACAAAACCACCTGATGGTACTGTCCCATCGCTATCAGCTCCTATAGTATGTGATTCGTTACTTAGTATAACAGTTAGTCCACCAGAACCATCAGCCCCATCAGTACCATCAGCCCCACCATCCAATGTAAATATTTTCGTACTATCACTTACACCATCTTTTGTTACACTAATTGTGATTGGGAATTTAGTTTTATTAGTTGGTGTGTTTGTTGAAAATACTAAACTACCACTAACAATCCCAGTTCCATCCGTTAGTGAAGATGGCGCTAATGTAGGTACAGTATGAGTAGCACCCGTCCCATCTGTAATCGTAACATCACTTGCTCCGATAGTACCATTAAGATTTTGTTGATTGAAAAATAATTCAATAGTGTTATCATCAGGCGTTGTTACAGAAGCTGATGCGAATGTGAATACTTGCGAATCAGATGTTAATGTAACTAACTTAGCACTAGAACCTGGAGTTCCATCATCTCCATCATCACCTTGCAACGCTTGTGATATTGACATTGTTTTAGATAATTGAACTTGACCACCACCAGAACCTGATTCTGCTGTTATTACAATTGAACCAGTAAAAGGTGTTGTAGAAGCTGTAAGTGTAATTGTACCATTAACTTTTGTTGTTGTCATATGTGATGGAGCAGTTCTTTCAAAAGTATAATTAGAACTTCTATCTGAAGTACCTTCAAATACAATCATTTCTGTATTTGCTCCAGCAAATGATATAACATTACCTGATGAACTTACAGGAAGTGTATGTGAATCATTAGTTAGTAATGCCGTTACTGCGTTTGTACCCGCAGCTCCATCTGCTCCACCAACAACTTTAAATATTTTTACTGAATCCGATAACCCATCTTTTGTAGCCGTAATTGTAATAGGAAGTTTGGCTGTATTACCACCAACACCACCTGCTGATGGGCTTGATGCGAATGTGATAGAACCACTAACAATACCTGTTCCGTTTGTAACATCATTATTATCAAATCCAAATCCAGTGATTGAATCGTTATTAACATCTCTTACATCTATATCAGAACTACCAATTGTTAAGAATCCTAAAGAACCACTTAGGTTTTGTTGTTGGAAACTGAACTCAATTGATAATGGGTCTGCCGTATTAGAGGTACTATCTTCAAACGCAAATACTTGAGAATTTAAACTACCAATTAATAATTTAGCAGCCGTTCCATCCGAACCATCTGAACCCTGTCTTGCTTTTGTTAACGACATTGTTTTAGTGATACTAACTTGCCCACCTCCTGAACCTGATGTAGCGGTTATATCAACAGAACCACTATCGTGTCCTAATGCTGATATCGTTAATACATTTTTAGTTGCTCCAGTACCTAATGCGGAAGTAACTCCAGTTCCATCCGATTTGCTATATGTGTAGATTGAAGTTCTATCGGTAACTCCTTCGAATACACTCATAGTTGTTGTACCACCAACAAACGATGCTATATTTCCATTTGAATCTGCAGGGAAGGTGTGAGATTCATTCGATAAGAATCCATTTATTGCATCAGTACCATCAGTACCACCCGTACCACCTTCTACTTTAAATATTTTTAAACTATCTTCTAATCCATCTTGAGTAACTGTAATCTCTAATGGTAACTTAGTTTTATCACCACTAACAGTTCCACTAAATGTAATAGAACCACTAACTAATCCAGTATTATTATTTAACGATGATGGGGCTAATGTAGGGTCGGTTAAAGGATTACCACTTTTATCTTTAATTACTATATCATTAACATCTACAGTAGCACTTAAATTTTGTTGATTGATTATTAGTTCTATAGTATCATCTATTGCAGTTGATGAGGATGCTGATGCAAATGAGAATACAGGTGAATCAGATGTGATTGTTAACATCTTAGCCGAATCACCAGGTAATCCTGCTGCTCCTTGCTTAGATTTAGATAAACTCATAGTTTTAACTAATTGAACTTGTGCTCCACCTGAACCTGAAGTTGCTGTGATTTTTACACTTCCACTATCGTGTGATAATGCTGATATGGTAACTCTGTTATTACTATCAGATGCAGTTCCATCCCCAAACGAAGATGAAATTACATAGTTAGAAGTTACATTTGTTAAACCCTCAAAAACTTCCATATCGGTGAACGCACCATTGAAAGATACAATGTTTCCATCATTATCAGATGCGAATGTATGGGCCTCATTAGTTAAGAACGCAGTAACTGCATCTGTACCATCAGAACCTGCCGTACCACCCTCTACTTTAAATACTTTTATTGAATCTGTTAAACCATCTTTAGTTGCTGAGATAGTTACAGGTAATTTATCTTTATCAGAACCTAAACCACCAGAATTGGTTGCTGCTGAGAATGATAAACTACCGCTTACAATACCACTAAAGTTAGAATCAACATCATTATTATCTAAACTAAAGTTAGTGATGTTTGTTCCATCAGCGCCTGTAATTGTGATATCACCACTACCAATCGTAGCGTTGTTTAAGTTTTGTTGATTGAATGAGAATATAACAGATGTTGGTTCTGCAGTGTTATCACTCGCACTTAGGAATGAAAATACTTGCGAATCTACAGATGCTACAATATTTTTAGCATTAGCTCCACTTAAACCTTGTGGACCTGCTACACCACCAACATTTAACGACCATGTCGTTTGTGTTCCACCACCAGTAATTGTATCTACATTCAACGACATCGCACCATTGGCTGAGTTGTATGAGTTTACCGTACCATTTACAAAATTAGAACTATCGTAAGAAAGAACTGCTGTTAATCCTGCAGTCCAAGCTAATCCAGTATCTGCTGTAAATGTTAGTGTATCATCTCTTTGTAATGTTGTTAAGTTTATTGTTGTTGTAATTGAAGTATCAGCAAACTTATCACCATCTTGTCCTTGCTTAGCTTTGGTTAAACTCATTACTTTATCAATGGCAATACTACCACTAGCTATTCCAATTGTAACCGAACCACTATCTTCAGTCATTCCCGTTACAACCACACTTGCGTTAGAATCTCCAGATGAATATGTACCACTATCCCCTATAAGATTTGTTGATACACCCGACCCATTTGTTCTACTAATTGTATAAGCTGAAGTTTTATCTGTAATACCTTCGAATACAGTTATATCGGTTTCCGCGCCTGAAAATGAGATTACCGTACCATCTGGCTGTGCGGCTAATGTGTGTGATTCATTACTAAGAATTACTTGAACAGAATCTGCTCCAGCCTCACCATCGGCTCCACCATCCAATGCAAATACTTTGAATGAATCGGTTAAACCATTTTTTGATACACTAATCGTAATTGGGAATTTATTTTTATTAGAACCATTTGGTGTATTTGTTCCAAATACTAAACTACCACTAATTACCCCAGTACTATTTAATAATGTTGTAGGAGCAAATGTTGGTACAGTCAAAGAACCACCATCAGTATCTACCATCGTAACATCACTTGCTGTAATGGTTTCTCCTAAATTTTGTTGATTGATAAATAATTCAATAGTGTTATCTTCAGGATTTGTTGCTGATGCAGATACAAATGCGAACACTTGGGAATCTGCGGTTATACTTAATGTTTTAGCGTTTGCACCTGGCGTTCCATCATCCCCATCATCTCCCTGTCTACTTACACCAACCGACATTATCTTAGAAAGTGATACACTTTCCGATACTGCGGTGATTGTTACTGAACCACTATGTGGGGTTGTTGTATTTGTTATAGTAAATGTATTTGATGAAGATACTACCGTCATATATGATGGTGAACTTTCGGTATATGTATAATTTGATGTAGAATCTGTTATACCTTCAAATACTTTTATTTGAGTATTAGCACCTGCGTATGATTGAATCACACCAGAACTACTTAATGGTAGTGTATGAGCTTCATTAGTTAAAAATGTAGTTACTGCATCTTGCCCCTCAGTTCCATCAGAACCTGGCTGAATACCGAATAATGTTAAAGAATCTGCAGTTAGGGATGTTCCACCAGAAGAACCTGTAAATGTTTTTACTTCATATGTTTTTGGAGTAGAGGCAGTTGGTTTTTCTGCTACAGTATCAACAGTAAATGTGTTTGTTGTACTTCTACTTCCTTGTAGTGTAGAATCTTTATAAAATTCATAATATACAGTATCAGAACCAAAGTTTTGTGCTGTGGCGGTTAGTGTTATTGATTGAGCCGCAGGGTCTTCGTTACCATCCGAATCAAATGTAATAACATATTTATCAGCTGATAATTCTACTGTTCTTCCCGCAGAACCCGTTGCTATATTTTCAATAGCAGTTTCTACTGATGTTCCATCTGCAAAGTTTAGTTGCCCAACAATTGTTAGTGTAGATGTTGATGGATTCCAAGATAATTTATTACCTAATGAGAAATTAGAACCTGAATCTACATAGAACCCAGTGTTTGAATTGTTGTAATTACCGGCTCCAGTAAATAATTTACCATCATCCATATTGATTCCACCAATGGAACCTGTTCTTGCTATTATACCACCTTGTAGGAATACGTTATCTGTTGCTAATCCAAAACCAGGATTAGGATTTCCAAATACATAAGTTGAATTAGCTAATCCACTTAAATCACCTAATCTAGCTTTCAAAGCCACATCGTATAATCCACTACCCGTTCTTTCTACTATATCAATAAATGGTGTTGCCGTATCATTTGGATTGGCATTCATTTTGATATAACCAGTGTTTAATTTACCAGTCGATACAACTACCTGTCCATCTTCATAAGCTTGAGCTGAAGATGCTAAATCACCAACGAAATCACCTTGCTGTCCACTACCATATGCTCGTTGTACATATATTCTACCAAAAGTTTCATCTTCATTTGAGTTATCACCCTCAACTGATGCTGATTCTAATAAAAGATATTCTGTTTGGAATCCAGTATTATCTACTTTTTTAGCCAAAAGTATTTCACCTGCGGAAAATCCACTAGCATTCTTAACAGACATTGTTGTATCTGTTGCTGTTATAGAACCTGTAATGGTAGTAGCGTTAGCAACCCATAATTGTCCACCAACTGCATTTACCGATTCTTTCTCAAAGGTAGTTGTTCTTAATGTACCTCTTATTCTAATATTTTCAAATTCTGCCGTTCCGTTTCCTTCGGATGAAATCTTCCAACCTTTTAAACCACTAGCGAAATCTCTTGTCTGTAAGATACCTTCTGGTTTCATCAAAAGGTTTCCACCTTCGATTGATGAGGTAGTTATTCCCCAACCACCAATTGATGCTGATACGAATCTTGCGAAACCATCTGCTTTTATAGATGATGATGAGTTTGTTTCAGTTGAGGCAACTCCACCAATTGATGCGGGTGTTCTAAGATTATCAACTGTTAAATCTGCGTTAATTGTTGCGTTTGCTCCAATAACCAAACTACCCGCCCCACCATTAGCAGAAGGATTTAAGTGGAATATTGAAGAACTAATTTCTATAGCTCCATCAGAACCACTTATAAATTGTGTATTTTCTGTACCTATGAAAAACTTATCAGTTTTAACATCTAATAAACCGCCATCATCAGTTGTAAAGATAAGGTGTCTTGCATCATTATCACCGATAAACTGCATACCAACACCATTTAAGAAATCTTCACCCATCTTTAAGTTACCAGAACCACTATAGATTACAAATCCACCTGGCGCTTTACCTAAAGATGCTGAGGTTTGTCCATCAAATCCAACTGAACGGATGAATCCACTACTAGCACCACCAATCTCAATACCAGTTCCCAATGTGTTTGATATATAGATAGAACCACTAATTAAGTTTTCAGAACCACCAATGTAAACATTATCACCATCAAACACAAATGGTTTAGATAGTGTTTGGGTTCTTGATATACTACCTTCAGAGTTTAGATATAATAATTTTAATATCTTAGGGTCTTTTAAGTTTTTAGATGGTATCGGTACTTTGATACTTGCTGAAGAACTGAATGGAACTTCTACTTCATTTAATAATTCAAAATCACCTGGCAATCCATCAGATTTATGTAATATTTTTATTTTATCAACAACACCAGTTATAGGGTCTATGTTGTTTAAAGTTATGTTTGCAAAGTTTCGTTTGTTCTCTGTATTTACATTTGAACCAGTTTGAATATATTCAATTTTATAATCAGCTTCACTTACAAAATCAAATGTATGAGTTAAATCTGCTCTATCGCTAAATGATGTTGTAAAGTTTGTAGTTGGTTTTAATACTTTATTCGTTAATACTTCTTTAATAGATGAACTAAAGAATGTAGAACTTAATGGGTTTTCAATATTAGATATTGGTTCGGCTGGTTTGGTGAAGTTATTTAGTATGATAGAACCACCAACCATCTCACCATTCAATGTACCTGAATCTTTGATTTCTATTATGGGAGTTTCCCCTTTAAATATGTATTGTACTTTACCTGTTTGGCTTGTTAAATTTAAACCATCTCCTGATTGAGGTTGGTTTTGGTATGCTTCAACACTTTGAGAAACTATTAATGAAGGAATTACATTAGGGTCAAAAATAATTTCAGATGTATTATCTCGTTCCCTATCAACAGTAACAGTAGTTTGCCACTTTACATTTAATTTACCTCTATGTTTTTGTGGTAATGGGTTTCCATCCATATCCACATTAGCAATACCCACTAATGTAATTGTAGCTTCACCATTTGGAGTGTTATCTTCACCTTTGTCGTGATAAACCCAAATAGATATAACCCTACTTTTATCGTTTTCTAAGTAATCAGGTATCTCATAGTATATAGGATTCCCATTAGAATCTCTAACATCAACATAAACTTGAGTACCAGGTACCAAATTTGTTGGATGCGCAGTAATTCTTAAAAGGTTTTTACCTTTCTGTAAAACTTGTGGTACGTCAGAAACTCTAAAATACTTTGTTGATTTTGGCGTATTATCAACAATGTATGTTTGTATATCTGTTACGTTATCTCGTACCGAACTTTTATAAACTAAGGACATTCATTACTCCCATATATTTCTTTACTATAACTATAAATATCTAATTGATGAAAATCCACCTAATTTTGTAATATCTATAATTTGGTCTACCATATCTCTCGTTTTATCAATGTGAGATATAGTAACTATGAAATCAAATTGATTCTTCAGGTAATCAAATAATAAATATAAAGAATTAAAGTTATCAGTATCTAATGAACCAAACCCCTCATCAATTGCGATAAAGTTTGGACGGGGTAAATTTGATACATTTACCAATGCCGTTCTGATGGCTACTGATGAAATAAACTTTTCCATCCCACTAGTCAATTCTAATGGCCAATATTCTTCAGTTCCATATGCAATATATGAATTAATATTCTTACCATCTGTATTTAGAAGGATTTGGAAATCTACAATTGGTTGTAATATATTATTAATCTCTACTTCTAATTTAGGAAGTATCTCTGAGATTAATTCATATGGGATTCCATCTCTTCTAACACATTGTAAGTAGTATTCATATCCTTCATACTTTTGTTCCATCTCTTCTAACTTATCGATAGAATCATTTACAGTTTGTATTACATTCTCTGAAATACGAATATCACCATTGATATCAATTATATCATCATTTAAGTTAGAAATATCAACATCTAAATTATCTAAAGAATCTTTTGCTTTATCAATTTTTTGTTGTATCTTTGTATTATGCTTTACTGATGCTTTTTGTTCTAATGATTTATTTATATTATTTTCTGTTGAATCTAATTTACTTTTTAACTCTGATAGTTCTAAGTTGCAAGATTTATTTGTTAATTGTAATTTTTCTATTTGATTAGTTAAATCATCGGATTGTGTTTTCAGTTCTTGAACTGTAACCAACACTTCTCTAACATCGTACTTAAACATTTCCGATTTCATATCGATGATTTCTTCACTTAATCTATTTGATTTTAGTTTTAACTTTTCGATATCATCAGATAATGTTTTTGATTTTTTAGCGAATGGTGTATTTTGATTCTTTACACAATGTTCACAATTATCATCAAATGTTAACTGCCCAATTCCTTCTAAATGTTCTTCTTTATGGTCTATATCAGTATTAATAGAATCTAAAGAATGAGTAATCTCTTCCAATCTGTTAACATAGGATTGGTGTTTTAAGTGATTTTGTTTTAAAAGGTTTAAATCATATGATGTGTATGTTTCATTGACTCTATCTAAATCTTTAGTTAAAGTTTCAATATCTGTAACATACCCATTACATTCTTTTGATTTATCTACTATTTGTTGTTTTAATTCTTTTTTAAGTTCTCTAAGAGAATTTGTATCTATTATTGTATCATCTACAGGTTTTAAATCTGATACTAAATTATCTTTGGTTTCTCTTAACTGATTTCTTTTATCTTTTAACTTAGATAACTTATCATTATGTTTAATTAGTACCTTTTCATTCTTTTGTAAATCTTCTTTTGCTTCCACTAACTTATCAGTAAAGTTTTGATTCTTATAATCTTTTAGTAAAGCACTTAACTCTCTAATCTCATCATTAGCTATTTGATACAATTCTTCAAATACATTCATATCTAAAAATTGAGCAAGAAGTTCTTTCTTCTCTCTTTGTGATTTCTCAATGAACCCACCACTATTAGATTGATTAGACATTGCTGTAAGAATGAAATCTTCATACGAACCAACATACTGTCTGATTATAGAGTTTGTATCTCTTCTCTCTTCACCATTTAGAGATTCAGTAGAACCATCTTCGTTTATCCTATAGAAGTTTACATCAACCTTTACAGTTCCCCTCTTAGGCGATTTCTTACCAACTCTTTCTATAAAGTAATCAATACCATTAATCTCAAAGTTAAACTTACAATCAAACTTTGATTTAGAATAGTTCAATACATCTAATGCTTTATTTGTACGAGAACACTTATCAAATAAACAGAATGATAGAGCATCCCATAATGATGATTTACCACTAGCGTTTGGGGCAAAGATTCCATATGCTCCTTTCATTTGTGAAAAATCAACTATGTTGTTTGTACCATATGAAAACATATTAGAGAACTCAAATGTTTTTGGTTTCCATATAATGTTTTTCATTCCGTGAACACCACCCAACTTATTGTTTATATCTTGATTGATGTTTCGTATCACTTCCATTTGTTCATCAGCGATGATGTACTTATCCGATAGATACTTTTCCATCATTTTATTTTGGAAACCAATATCTCTTACGTTTTGTAATGTAATGTTTGAATCACCAATAGAATCTTTTCTATCTGATAATACTTTTTGAATCGTTAGTTCTTGTACTTTTCTACCAATCTTAACCTCTGATATAATTTTCTTTAGTTGTGATTGAGTTGTATCTTTTACTCTAACTCTCATACGAGGTTTGTTAGGTATCGTTGGATTACCTATCAACTTACCATTGTCAACATCTAAGGTTACATATCCATAATCGTTATGAATCGGAACAAACTCTGATTCTTTGGTTTCAACATCCCATACCAAAATACCATGCTCAGGATATTTAGCTTCGGCATGATTCTGCATAATCGTAGAACCACAATACTTAATCGTACCCTCATCATTTAGTGATTGATTTGGAACGTGGATATCACCCAATAGAACTAAATCATATCCATCGAATGAATCTACCTTTACGTTTTTGTTTTCTAATTGAAACCCATATTCTGTTTTTACCTTATCTACAGGAGCATGATATAAAGCAATCTTATAATCACCATGCACTTCTTCAGATGGGATAATCTCTTTTACATCACCAAAAACAGATGAGTGTGAAAAGGAAATTCCACCCATTTTCCAAACTCCATCATCTTTTAGATAATGTAGATTTGAATGATTCAATGCGTTTACGATTGGTGATAATGCATCTAATCTATTTGGATTGTTTAGATTGGCATCGTGATTACCTGGTATCATAATTGTTGGTAATAAATCCGATAGGTTTTTTAGAAATGTTTGAGTCATTTCTATAACCTCAGGAGTCATATCCGTTTTTGCGTGAACAATATCTCCACATAATACAATGATGGAATCATCAGTCTTTGTAGTGGAAATATAATCATAAAGATGGGAAAATACTTCCCTATATTCTTTATGTCTTTTTAAATTTCTGATATGTACATCAGCGATGTGGTAAATCTTTTTGATTGTACCATCATACTTTATTCTCTTCGATTTTCTCATACACCTAATAACTTATACTCCATTAACTTTCTTAACGAAAGTAATTCGGTATTGCCTATTTCATTATAAATTTTTTCAAAACCTAATTCTGATGGGTCTGAATCTCCCATCTCAACAATGTGTACATCAATACCATTGTTCATTAATTCTTCTGCAAATCTAAGTGAGTTTTTAAATGCATCTGAATCTAATGCCAAATACACTTTTCTTACACCTTTACTGATTATCTTCTTTTGTAATTCTGATTGTGGTGATTTACCGAATAGTGGAATACTATTCATTCGGATTGCCATAGCATCAAATGCCCCCTCACATATAACAATTGGTAAATCCCAATTGATAAACATCTCAAATCCCACAACATCTTTTGATACATTTGGGTTCTTATGTTTAAAACTACTATCGTAAAAACTTCTACCCACAAAATAGTTTAACATACCATACTCATCATAAGATGGTACAATTACTTTATGTTTGTACGGGCCTTCTTCACAATAACCTATTTGGTACTTTATTATCTCTAATGAGGTTACACCCCTTCTATCTAAATAAGACAACGCATGCTTTCTTATAACGGATGTGGAAGGTTTCCATAACGGAATATATTCTTTGGGTAATTGAACTACCTTAGATTCTTCGGTAGTTACATCAGTTCTGTATCTATATTTTCTACTGAAAATAGAATTATGTTCATCCCAAATCTCTTTAGATACTTTAAGTTTTCTAAATAGAGAACGGATTGATTTACCTTTTTCATCAGAAATCCAACAATGCCAAGGGTTATCTGCATTAGAGTTTAACTTAATGTTTATCTCTAATTTAGGTTTATGATGGTTCACAAATGGTGACCAAAAGGCATAATTATCACCTGATGTTTTCTTAGCTTTTCCTAAGACAGATTCTAATAAAGAGAGTAGTCTTTCTTCCATATTAAAGTAAATATACAAAAAATATTTGAATTATCCAAAAAATTTCTTAGTTGGTTTTTCATCTATCCATTCTTGTGGGATTTCTTTCTTTGCCCATTTGAATCCGTTCTTCTCACACCATTGTGCATATGTGGTTTTAGAACCTTTGTATATTTTACCATTTGGGGATTGTAATACGAACCTTAAATCCATATCAGGATTTTGTTCTTTGATTAATAAATGCTTCTTTCTATCTTCGGGTAAAAACCATCCTTTAGATTCTATATAAATATCGTTAGGTAATCTAAAATCGGGTTTGTAAGAATGAGTAGTTGCTGGAATTGTATAGGATACTTCGTGCTCTTCGTATTCACCATCAATACCTTGTGCTTTAAGTTGTTCATCTATGCGAGTTTCCAACCCACTTTTGTGTCCCTTCATCTTTTGGATGTGAGACCAATTTCCTTTTTTATTCATAACTTATTCTTTTTTTTATTTTGCGTATCCACCATAATTTACATTAGGGTCTTTTGGATTATTCGTTGGTTTTCCTGGAGGTTCGGTTGGGGTTTCATCAGGTAAAACATTATCTTGCTGTAACTGATTTTCATCCATTGATTGAGTATCAAAAGCTTCTCCAAAATTACCATCAACTAAAATATCAGGTTTATCTAACTTATTCCAAATGAATCTACCATCACCCATATCAGTAATAGTTGCAGTTCTACCACTCATTAAAGAACCAGTGCCTGGTGCTCCAAACGGGCCATCCATATCTAATCTAACCTTAACAGTTATATCTACATCACTTCTATTTTGAATAGCTGATGCTAGTTTACCAATTGCAACTAAATCACCATTTGGATTGTATAATCCAATTGTTGTAAAGTAGTTTCTGAAATCAGAACCTGTAACAAATGATTTTAGTATCGAACTATTAACATCATTGTTCTTTTTTAATGTTGGGTTTTGAGATACGTTAAATTCATTCTGACCAACTTCACATAATATGTTTACTTCATGTAGTTGTTTGGTTGATTTATATTTTGTTTGCCAACCATAGTTAGAACCTATTCCCTCTTGTCCACTTTGAATATTACCATAATCCCACGTACCAGTTTGCCCAGTCCAAACATATCTGTATTTTGGTCTTGGGTCTGATACTACCATTATTCCGTGATTGTAAAATACTTCACCAACTACATTCGTTTGATATGCTGAACCAGTTAGGTAATCATTGTTTGATAATCCTTCAATTTCAGATTTAGTTAATCCCCTATTGTATATACGGAACTCATCCAATGAACCACTAAGTGAATTATGACTTGATAATACATCAAATCCACCTGGTAAGGTTTTACTACCTAACAAAATATCATATTCGTTGGATATACCTCTGAGTGTTATAGAACCACTATCATCAGTTGGTAACGAACCCGTTACTTCTTTAACACCATCAACCCATAGTTCCATATGAGAACCTGTTTTGTTAAAACATATATGATGTGCCGTATTATCATTTATTTTGGTTGTTGAATCTGTAATGATACTAGTGTTTCCGTTTGATAAGGATATTCTAACTTTTCCGTTATTAGAACTTTGATTTTGGTTGTGAACTTCTATATCAAATGGAAATATTGGAGTTTCTCTATTTCTTCTAAACAGAGTTGGGTATGCATATCTATTTTCTCCAAACTCTTTGTTAGTACCCCTTTTAGATACTATTGAATTATAATTTTTCGAAACATCTTTTTGTTGTGTTGGTAAAACTGCCCATATTGATACTGAGTAATCTGATGTTGCGAAGAAGTTATAATTTTTGTTATGGTCTATTCTAATATAAGAATCAGAACCATTGAATGTTGCTTTAGTTCCAGATGGTAATTGGAAATCGCCTGTTGTTTTTATACCATCTGTATATGATATATTACTTCCATATGCGTGATGAATATAACCACTCCTATCTTCTATTATTTTATCAAGCTTAGTAGTTCTATTTACAACCTCATCATTGAATCCCCAATAACCAACCAAATTTCCAAATGGAACATATGAACCAGTATCCAATCCATCATCATATAAATGGCCGTGAAACTCATCAACTTTTTTATCTTTTATAATTATGGAATCACAATTAGATGAGGTCATAGAAAAATCTATAACTTCAATTGTATTACATCTTATACCATCACCTAATCTGTTTTGAGGAATAGAGAATATAGATGCGGATGCGTATAAATCTCTTTCAGCTCTAGGTCTATGTTTAAAAAACATTTGGTTAAGGCTTGACCATACAACCTTTTGATGTTTTATTTTTAAAAAATCTGTATTGGAAGAATCAGAGTTATCAATCTGGTCAATTTCTCTGTACGCTGGTAAACTTATTGATTCCGAAACATTTATTTTTTCACCAAAGTTTGGGGATATACCTTTTATTACGGATGTCTGATATGAATCTGTTCGTTGATTTATATCAGTAACTACCCATCTTTTATAGGTGTTGAATGGTCTTAGTTGTATGCCACCCCCATTGATTGGTTTGTAAGCTGTTGCCATGCGTGTTCATTATCGTTCTTAAAATATTATTTAAAAGTCTAACTTAACTTTCACCAATACTTCATTTGAAAATGATTTTAGAATTGGTTTAGATAACTTAGCCACTGCTAATAGTTGTTGTGTACTATTATACAATCCAACAGTTGTAATGTACGATTTAGGATTGTTAGCAAATGTTGGTTGTCTAAACGAACCATTCGAACCTGTTACATATGATGGATTATTTGAGAAATTATACTCACCATTTTTAGCTCTTACGAAATAGAATGTTGATTGTACTCTTTCTTCGTTTCTTGCTGCAAATCCGTTGTTTGCGTTAATTACAGCTGCTCCACTAATAGATGTGAATAATCTAAATGCGTTATCACCATCTGTGTTTGAAGTTTTAACAGTACCAAAATTAAGTTGTGCTAAATCTAACTTATCTGCGTTTAGGATAATAACACCCTGCTCAGGATATACAGAACCATACTCAATAGCTGAATTGAAAACTCCGTTTAGGATTGAACCTGAAACTAAGCTATATACTCTACCAATTTGTGTTGCTGCTTGTTGAGTATCACCACTATTATCAATTAATGAGATTACTAAGTCATCACCATGTATTGCTGGAGTTGATGCTCCTGTTAGTTTAGCTAAGTGAAGTTCAAAGTTACCAGGGTCAAGTCTATCTTTCAACCTAGCTCTGTTCATATTGATTGCGTAAATCTGCTGAGTTGTTGTGTTATTAAACTTAAATACTCTTTGATTATCTGGAAGTAGGATTTGTGCGTACTGAGAATAGATAGCATTAGATGGAGAATCTTCATTCTGACCTAATGAACCACTACCTTGATTGTGTCCGTATGTTACTGAAAACTGAGATTCTGATGTAGCATCAGTTGATATCTTATTGAAAATCTCATAATAATATTGTTTCTGAGTATCTGATTGTGCCGAAGATGTAAAGAACGTAGTTAATGTACCTACATTACCACTCCATAGACCTCTGGTCACTTTTTCTACACCACCCTCAACAACATCTCCTACTTTTAATGCCGTATAAACTCTCTTTGATGTATTAAACGAACCTGCTGGTAAAATTGCCATATCTTATTCCCTTTTAAATTATCCTTATAATGTTGAATCTAATGTGTTACCTACTGAAATATCAGGATTGTTAGTAACAGTTAAATCAATTTCCGTACGTCCACCCGTTTCATTTCCAATAACAAATATCTTCGTTGATATATCAGTATTATCTGCTAATACTTTTGTTGTAATTGTAAATCGGCTATTTGTACTAACCGTAACACTTCTTCTATCTTCGTTAGCGCCAACAGTATCTGAATTATTTGCGATACCACTTCCATCACCAACGATACTTGCTGCATCTGAGTTAAGTAATGTAACAGTGTATCCTAATGTATCGTTACCACCATTCTTAGTAGTAAGAGTTACAGTTTGTTGTTGTCCACCTTCTTCTAAACTTATTTCGTTAGGGTTAGATTGAATAATAGGGATTCTAATAGTGTTTTTTGGAAGTGTTAACAACTTATATCTTAATGAGTAATTCTCATCTGTTACTGCCTCTACTATCGGCATGTTTTCAATTATGATTCCATAATAGTCTGAACCTAGCGGATGTGCTGGATTCCATAGTTCGTAATCTACTTCATCATCTGCCAATGCGAATTGACTGATTACAAAGAAGTCTCTACCTTTTGCCAATAACTCTCTACCCTTTTTCGTAAGAATAGCGTCTACTGTTATTGATGAATTATCTAAATATCCCATATTATTGCCCTTTTACAATTTTGTTTTCTTATATAAATATTAAAAAAAATATTTTTACACTAACTTTTATAATTTTCTATTATCTGCCACGCTTTCTATCATCTTTATCCATCTTAACAATGAAATCATCTTCACCATTACGATTGTTCATAGATTGTCTTAATACTTCTAAAACCTCTCTTTTTTGTTCATAGTTTTCAAAAGGTGATTCTTGCTTTGGTTTGATTAACAAGTCCGTTGATTTAGATGATGTATCTGAATCAAAATCTGATTCATTACTTTCTACTATATCTCTATGTGGAACAATTGGTCTACCCATACGGATTTCCATTTCATTCGCTTCTTTAATAATTTTTTGAACTTCATTCAAACCATCTATTTCAGGATTTCTATCTTTCTTCTCCTGTTGTTCTATAATTATCTCTTCTTCTAAAAAAGTAGAAACATTTCTTGCCGTTTTTGTACTTGTAACCATTTTGATTTCTTTTTGCTTTCGAATCTTTTCCCCTTCAACACGCTTAACCATATTTAGTTTTAGCTTTTCTTTTCGTTCTTTAACTTCTTTGGCTTTCTGTTTTACTTCTTCTTTTCTTTTTTCTATATCAGAATCTTTTATATTTTTTTCACCAACGATTTCTGGATACTTTTCTTTAAGATACAAATCAAATTCTAACTTCATTTGTTCTAATTCTTTTTTGAAAGTTTCTCTTCTTTCAATCTCATCGTTAAAAGCTTCTTGAATCTTTCTGAATCGTTCATCTTCAATTGCTCTTCTTTCCTTTTCCTCTATTAAGATTCTACGTCTATCTTCTTCGTTAAAATCTTTTGTATCTGGAACTGGGTCTGCTATAATCTCTGCTACCTTTGGATTTTTTATAGCATTAATTATTGATTCGGCGTTACCATCATCAATAGTAGATATCGGTTTTACTAAATCAATTAATTCCTTTGTACTAGCTTTATCATTAGAATCAATTACTTTGTTATCTTCTAAAACCTTTCCAGTCTTTACTATCTCTTCAGGTTGTTTTATTATCTCTGAAATCTTAGTTGATTCTTCTTTAGGAGCTTTAGGTGCTTTTATTAGAGGTTTAGACAAACGTTCATTCAATCTATTTTCAATTAGATTGTTTAATCTGCTCGAATCCCTTCTATCTCTAAATCTTATGTTTCTTCTTACTGCCATTTTTTATGAACCATTTTTAATATCAAATTCTTTTCTTCTAACCAATTCTGCTTCACGTAATTGTAATTCTTTTTTGTATCTTAAATCAAACTCATCCGCTCTCGCATCTTCAATCTCAATCATCTTCTCTACTTTACGTCTAAATTCTCTAAGTTCTCTTCGATACTCTTGTAGTAGTTTCCAATAAATATCATCGTTAACAACTAATTCGGCAGTATCTAATACATCCAACCCGGTTGCCGTATCCACATCTAAGTTTCCTTCAGCTGCAGTTTCCGATGTGTATATTAATACATTAGGGTCTGCTTTGAATATTTCAATTACAGGTTTACCATCAGGTGTATCTGGAGAATTTGTGGTTAAAGAATCAGAAGTCATCTTACAACCTAAGTATCTTAAATTTTCAACCGCTAAAGGTAAACTATCAGTTGATACTTCAGCTGGTATTAATGATGATGAGTTTGGAAGATTCATAGATGCCGATGCTGCTGATGAGTAGAATAACTTTTTCTTTCTAGCATACTTAGATGGTGTACTACCAGTTACCGATGTTCCAATAACTCTATAATTCCAATATCCATTTGAACCTGTCGCCCAATTTAATCCATAACCAACATTCTCCCCATCTTTGTAATTTAAAATCACATATCTGTATTTAGATGGTTCGTGCATATCACCTAATTTTGGATTACCAACATCTTCTACATCATCTTTTTGAGATGTTATAACAAAAAGGTTTCTTAGATTTACAGTATCTTCATAACCTAATGTTTCAGCTTCCATTGAGTATGATTGAGAAATCTCCCCCTCATACAATATATTTTCAGCTGATACACTATATGAATTTGTAATCTCTGTTTCAAACAAATGATTCGATGCACTTATAGGTCTATTCATAGTAGCAATATGTGCATCATACATAGGTCTTGTCTGAGTTACCTTAGTTAACGATTTAGCTTTCGGTCTTTCTAAGATATGTGGTTCAATTAAAATACCTGAGTTGTAATCAACTCTAGCGGGCATAGTTTGTCTGATTTGTTCAAATACCGACATATCGTATTTAGCAAGAATATCAATCGTATTATTAATTAAGTTTTTGTTTGAGTATTTTTTAAATACCTGTCTACGAACATAATCTAATTCTTCATTTTGTTCGGTGTATCCACTTCTTTGGTCTGGATTACCAATGTAATCATCAATATCAAAATATCCCGTATGATTTATAATATCATCGTTGTACATTTTAGTAGCCGCTAAGTAAACACCCACTACATTAGAATCTACTGGCGCTGAATCATATTGTGATTTTTCTTTTCTTTCTTCCGAATCTAATATTCCTGTAAGTTCGTTCTTTTCAACTCTAACTTTATTGTTAAGAATGTTGTTAGCACCAGCTGATGGTACTTTTGTATAATATTCTTCTGTTACACCAATCAAATCATCATTTTCAAAATTGAATAACGATGCCGTTAATGGGTATCCTAATTGAGTAGTTGATACTTTTTGATTAGGATGTTGTGATAGGTGTGAATCAGGATTATTAATTGTTTTTAAATTAGAATCAGGTAAGAATCTAAACTTTAAATCAAAGTAAGATGATGTTACCGAATTACCATGATAAGATTCTCTTGATAAAGTATGTTCATCGATAACGATATCTTTAAGTGTATTTGCCCAATATCTTATTTCTTGAATAGAACCACTCATTGTATTTGTATCAGCCCATAATGATGGAGCTCCACTTATTGTTCCAAACGCTTTACCAAATTGTACATCTCCACTACCAGTCCAAGCTGCGTTATAAGATGATTCCGTTGAACCATCAATTGAAATACTAGCTGAACGGCTTACTGTAATTCTATCTTTTTTACTTCTTCTGTATTGAAGTTTATAACCATTATCCGAAGTAATATCATTTACTGATTTATCTCTTTCAACTATTAATGTACTCATTTTAGAATCAAAGATAGGTACATCTAATATTGATGCCGATTTGTATCCATTACTACCACTTAGGTAAAAGTGTATATTACCAGTCGTACTATCAAAATCATTATCATTAGCAGATTCGAACAATACTGCGAAATCACTACCCTTACGAATAACGGCAGTATCTCTGTTTAAGTTTTGTTGAACTTGTAACTCTATAACATCAATTGGGTTTGGTCCACCCACATTGATTGTAATATTACCACCCATACCACTATGATTAGTACAATAGTATTTTAAAGCAGGAGTTGAGTTTGATACTACAATTTGAACATATGCCCCCATCTGTCCTTGAGTTCCAACTGTAGTAACATCCGTTGTATAAGATGAATTATCGGATGCTTTTTGGAATCTAAATGGGTGTGAACCATTTGATGAATCACTTACATCAAATTTATATGTGTTTCCTGCATCTAATATTAAGGTTGGTTGTGATACATTATCAATTTCATATACCCCACCGTCTACTTTAACAACTTTAGTTATCGTTGAACCATCGCCAGGAGTATTACTATCAATTTCATAAGTTACAGGATTTATATCTGATATGTTATCCCAAGGAACTTCAATGTAATTATTATTATCCATTCGTAAATGGTAAACGAATCTATCGTGTTCCCAATAAGGTCTTACATCATGTTCGATTACAGGCCCACCATATTCTCTAATTGATAAAAACGTAGAAGGAATACCATATGTAGCAATCAATGCTTTAACTGCTCTAGCTGAACCTTTTGTTTTTAGAAGGTATGGGATGTTGTTTACAATCCTTCTCCATACTTCATAGTTAATTTGTTCGTGTGATTTAGATGGTAACGAACCACTATTAGGTACATTACCAAATTTATCAGTTCCCAATCCGAACTCCCAAAGGTTAGATGTATCTTTACCATGTGTTAATTTCCAACCCATAGATTTAGCTACATCATAAAGAAGTTCGTTTGGCATACCATCATAAGGATGCTCTTCCCTTTCATTGATGGATGTTAATGCGTTTATATAAGACCAACTAATATCAAAGTGATGCCCAATCATATCTACGAATAAAACATATTCTGCGTTTAACGGGTCCTCTACGATTGAGGCAGGTACTACTTTTGTTAATCTTGCATCATTTAGTGCGTCGTGAATACTAGCCGAATCTATTAAACCATTATAAGCTTTAATGGCTTGTGATGAGGTTACACTATATAATTTGTTTGGATATACAGATTGTTTTGGCCAAGGTTCTATAGCGTAGTTGGATGAACTATAATGAGTATAAAGTGAACCAGTTGATTCCTGATACATCCATCGTTCCCAACCATCAAACCCACTTATCACACTATTTTTACGATTAGTAGTTTGAGTTATATTTGTTTCTGCATCCGAACCACTAACTGATGATAGTGTAGATATTCTCTTATCATACGATTCAATAAGCTCTAATTTATATCTTAAATTATTAACCCTCTCAACAGCCGATGAATATTTAACAAAACTTTTGAAATGAGTGTAATCTAAGTTCAATGGTATAGTACCAAACGAACCACTAATGTATTTATCTACTATTTGTTGAGATGTTGATAGATTTGCATCTAATAAATCATTCCAACTTTTTAAATCAGTACCTTGTGATTTTCCATAATTACCTAAATCAATTTTGAAGTTAGGTGCAGAAAAGTTTGGTTGTTCTTCTGCTTTTTCAAAATCATATACCAATACTCTTTCAATATAAGATTCTCTTTTTATTTCATCAATCTGACAATTGTATGGAGATAATCCATCTGGTAGAGGTTTATATAATTTAACTATTACATTTTTTAATTCTGATAATAATAAGTTAGAATTGTAGTATCTTACTTTAGTAGATTTTTGTATAGTTGACCGCCTCTTTGTATAGTTACTTCTAGGTTCTTGATTGAAGTATGGTCCAGGTGGTAAATCTACTCTTCTATCTTCTGGAATTGTATTTGTTGCTATACCAGTGTGGTAGTAATAATCTACATCACCATTACCATCCTTTTCTAACTCATATTGTACACTACCATCTTCTTGTCTTACTAAGTTTGCCTTAGCAGCTCTACCAGTAGAATAATATACTGGGGAGTTACTAAATGCTGGTCCGAATGGATTGGGTTTCTTAGCCTCAAAAAATTCAATCCAAAGGTTATCATCTCTTTGGTCGCCAGATGGTGAGAAGAATGTAGTTTCACCTGCTTGTGTATCTCTTGGATGTGGTATATTAGGTGTTGCCTCTCCAACTCTTGGATTGTTAGAAAAGTCCATATCGGATATCATTGATATGTTGTTATTACCAAAGTTTAATCCTAAGTTTAATTTTTTATCAACTGATTGTTGATTTAACATATACAGATTATCTAATATGCTAGTACCATTTGGATTTTCTAATTCTAACTCTATCTCAGTACCATCCGCACTAATATTTTTTACCTTTAGTGATGGGGATACGCTTTGTACAAAGTTGTAAACTATACTGTAATATCCTGATTCTAACTCTGTATTTCTTACATCCTTTTCAGGTTGTATTAGGATATCTACATCAACATCATCTGCAGATGTATTTAATGCATAATTTAAAACTCCTGCATCTTCAGAGCTCATCAACTTATCTGCGGAGTAAATATGTGTTTCCAATCTACATCCAGCTGAGAAGTTGTTCATTTGAAGTTTAACCAAATCATATTTTAGATTAGCATAATCTTCTAATGAATATGTTAAGACACTTTCAACAGGCACCTTTGAGGAAACCACTATATCTTTATTTTGAAATCTATCTATTGCCATATCCTAATCCGTTATCTACCTGCGCTACTACTTTCTGCTTCTGCTTGTTGGTTTGGTATAAATCCATTTGTTATACTAGCACCACCAGTCGTACTATTTGGAACTGGTATTGGTGGTGTATCTTGAGTATATGCGATTACTTCAAAATATGATTTATCACCATACCAATAGATTGGGTTTGTAGCCGATGCCGCAGCTTGAACATACCATAAATCATCTTCCTGCATAGTATTAGCTGCGTTCTCAACATCTAATTCAAATGTAAGGAATGGATAATCGCCTGATGGTACTGAAAATTCAACTACATTATCAACTATTATATTACTACCTTGCATTGGTCTGTGAACTTGGTTACTTCGTACCTTTCTTCCATTAACAATACTAATTCGTTCTCTAGTAAAGTAAAACTTAAACGTATGTGTCTCATTCTTTTCATTAGCTACACCAAAACTAGCTACCAGTTTTAAACTTCTTCCACTATCGATTAATTCTTTTGTAATTCTATATCCACCATTACTTTCCAACTGAGGTCCTCTTGATGCTTTATCCCAAGGAACAGGCCTGAACCCTTTTCCACCCATAGCATTGTCTTGATAATCGACCTGGCCGCTGGTGTACTCATTTTCAATAGGGAAGTAGTGAACATTTCCTGCCGCTGTTTTCTGCCTTCTCTTCCAAGGACCAGCATCAGTCATTTCATATAATCCACTAAACACATCTTCTTCTTCTACATCCACCGCTTGTCTTATGGATATTAATTGATTTGAATTACTAACTCTGTACATGTTAGCCTCATCTATAAAATTTTGATTTACTATTTCCAATGGAACATCTGGTAATGGGTTAACCAATTCATTAGATAATTGGTCTATGGTTCTATCATATTCAGTTCTATAGTATTTAGCCGTAATAGCAGGTACTTTGTGATACCCATAATCTTTATCAGAATCATCTGCCAAAGTATATGATATTATTTGATTAGAACTATTACGTCTTATTTCACGTAATTGAATTTGTTCTTGCTCTGTTGTTATGTTTATATCTGCCATTATCTAACCACTTTAAATACGAACCCATCGAAATATTGTTGATTACCACTTCGGTCAACTCTAAATTCGAATTGATAAAATCTTTCAGGTTGTAATGTATTAAATCTAAAATCAAAGAAATTTCCAGTTGAATCACAACTAACCTTTGTGTAAGTTGTATCGAATGGAATCAATACTAAATTTGTTTCTACATCCCTAACCTGGTAATAAGTAGTTGCGGGTAGATATTTAATTTGGTTATATGGTGCTGAGTTCGTAAAACTTCTTTGAGGATATGTTTCTCTACCAACAACTCTTAATTTAGCTCTTGATAATTCTTTATATTCGGTTTTAAGATTCTTCATATATAATGTAATATCATCTTCTGTTAGTTCTGTTAGTGAACCTGTTACGAATGATGAATCATCCCACTTAACTTCTAATGTAGGAACGTATATTGTATGAGTATCATTTGAAAAGAACTTCGATGAACCATATTTAATAGAACCACTTTCTTCAGTAGAACCTCGTTTAATAATAAACCCATCGTTAGGTCTTGTTTGTTTAAGTATATCCGTTACATATTTTGTTACATTTACATTCAAATCTGATGTAGATTTATTAAATGTTTGAGAATATTTTGTATTATCAGCTGATGAGGTGTACCAAGTAGCCCCACCTGAATTTTTCAACCAACCTGCTTCTGAAATTGGTCGTTTGTTTAATGTACCGGAATATGTTAATTTCCAATTATCCATTGAACCTGTACCACCATCCGATGTAGCATTGAAGTATGTATATGCAAATATATAATCACCTTTACTCGGTGGGGTAAAAGATATAGATTGAGTTGCTGAAGTTGTATATGATGATGTTAAGTTTGTTATCCCACTTCTCAATGGTAATCCGTTAGTATCATATAATGTAAATTCTATTGAATCAAAATCACCTACATTTATAGATGATGTTAGTTGGTAATTTAATCCAGATTGTAGAGGTACTGATATTTGTGCATCCGCTCCACCATCAGTAGCGTATAAATTTAATTTAGATTCTGATGCGAACATTCTAACGTTAGAAGTTATCTCTTCATTTACTCTATTTCTCAATTTGAAATCACCTTCGTTTTGAGTAAACGTTTCCCACTTAATTAGGTTTCCTTCTTTTTGATAAACATATACTTCATCAAAAGAACCTGTTGTAGTAGTACCATCACCACTTCCATCAAAGAAAGTAAATCTTAACTCATGCTCACCCGTTTCAGTTGAGGCTAAATCAAATGATTGAGTTGATGCGGTCTTTATAGCACCAACCATACCTTCGTAATCACCTTCGGTTTTAACAACACCACTTGGTGTTTTGATTCTAAATGCTACATCATCAAATGATGATGGGTCTATCTGAAATTGTACTCCATAATCAGTACCACTTTCAAGATACGCTGGGAATACTAATGTAGTTCCTGCGAAGTTAGATGCAGAAATAATTAGTTTCTGATTCTGTATAAGTGTGAATGGTGAGTTACCATTAAAATCGTTTATTGATTGTGTTAAAAATGCTGAACCGCTTCCATTTGCAAATGATTCATATAATACAACACCACTTTTTGGAGCTGTTTCAACAGCCTCACCATTGAAAACTTGCGTTGTTGATACTCCCCATAGGTTTGAACCATCTCTATATTGCCAAGTACCACCAACCTGCGTAATGGGATTATCAAAGAATTGACCTGCTCCTTCTGACCAACTTTGTGAAATTGGATATACCTCTAATGAGTATTCACCTAATACTTCTCTAGCTTCAGTAGATGTTAGGTTTAGTTGGTACTCTGCAGTAAGTGGTATATCACCATTTACAGTTGATGATGATATTTCTGATAAATCAAACTTAGTTAAGATTCGACTATTACCAATATGTACAGTTTCTGTTTCTTCATCGAAGAACTTGGTAACTTCTAACACCTCATCCAAACCAGTGTTCTGATTTTTACGATTGTTCAATTCGTAAATCGTAGTATCCTTTTCGCCGTATATTCTATAAATCATACTATATCCTCGTTTAGAATTGTTGTGTTACAACCTGTCCTCTAATATCTTGATTAGGGTATTTCACTTCAAATATAGATGGGTCTCTTGGTGGGAATATAATTCCACCTTTAGTTGCATTTATAATACTATATTTGTTTGGTGAATAGTTACCATTAAATTTATTTACAACTTGCAATCCACCCTTCCCATCTTTATCGGGTCTTACTACAGTTTGTACTCCATCTACTTTATCAATCTCAACATATAGTTTAGATAAATTAATTGGTTCGTTGATTCTCCAATTATCTATATTAAAATAATCTCTTAATCTATCAATCGCTCTTAATAAAACTTCGTTGGAATTGTATTCAGGCATAACAATGATTTCAAAGTTGATACCAATATTAACTATATGTGCATCTTTAATGTTAACCGCATCTGTTAACAATCTATGATACGATATATAGTTTTTTAAATTATACTTAGTGGCAGCGTTTAAAGCTCTTAAATTTTTGTTATTATCATATCCACAAGTGTATAAGTTCAATGCTAATGGGTTGGGGATTTCAGTATTTATGAATTGCCCATCTACCTTAGAATGTTCTGTTTGGTAATCTTGTTGTAAATATGCTTTTGCTACTGAACCAAATTGTGGTGGAAGAGCGTAACATCTCATTACATAATCTTCTCTAGTTACAGTTCTATTTTGTGCTGCGAAAAATGCCATAGCATTCTGTCTAATTTCTTCTTGAGTTTCTGTAGTTTTACCACCTACAGCTGCGTTTGGATTTGTACAAGCTAACGATGCTCTAACAAAAGATACAACATCCTTACTAAGATTTATTTCATTCTTTAATGTAGTTGTACTTGATAATACGTTTGTTAAATCTTTAGCAGGTACATTATCTGCAATACCATTACCAACAATATACTTAACAGTTAATGTTGTGTTTTGTGGAGCTACTCCATACGTTTTTGTGTATAAAAAGTTTGATGGGTCTAATGATGAATCTAAATTCTGATGCTCTGTATAAAGTGCTGAACCTACATTATCGGGATTAGGAATTATTTCTTCATCGGCATTTGATGAGATACCCGCACCAAACTGAATTGTTAAGATACCATTATCTTCAAAATTTGTTACATATCTTTTAGGAACTCTATTTAATTCTAATAAGTAAGGTGTATCACCACTATACTTATGTAACATAGTTGAGTTCTCTTCGTTATTATCTATTTGTTCAAATACAGTATCTTGTGCTAAGTACGGAACTCTTGTCCAAACATCCCCGTCGGAATCTACGATTGATTTAACTCTTATTAGTTGTTCATCTTCTAATTTAATTTTATCATAAATCTTAGGATTCGTAAATCTATACTCTCTTGTTTTTTCTTTACCACTTGTAGCTTTTATCTTTTTCTTTAGTAGGTAATATACAGGTTCGTTTGTATTTTCATCAATTTGATAAACTGATACTTCAGTAGCATCAAATGAAGAAGAGAATGCAAAATCAACTGAACCAACTGTTGTGAACTCTACATCTGAAAAATCTGTTGAACCAACAATCATACCTTCCGATAAACTCATAGCGTATGTAAAATCAGGTTTTACATTATCACCACTTCCAATCGCAGGTACTAATTGGAATACATCCAATGTTACCGATGCAGGTATAATATTTTTTGGTTTATATCCTAATGAGTTTACAATATTAAATAGGTTTGCATTTTCTTCTGCCGTAGTTAATAGTGATTCTCTTAATTGTGTATCTGTATAAAATGATAATACATCGCCTACATATGATGCCATTTCCATAAACATCATACCAGGAGATGATTCGTTAAAATCATTGTAGGTGTTTGGGAAATAGTTTTTAGAAAACTCAATTAAGTTTTTTCTAAATTCACCAAAATCTCTACCGATTAACGATACATCCTTTTGTACTAAATCTGATTTCTTTTTGTTTGCCATATCTTAAACCTATTCTATTGTACTTCCAGCTGAATCTACAAATAATATTATTTGTTGGTTTGCACCTTGCTCTGTAACTCTGAACCTTAATTCTATTCTAAGGAAATTTCTATCAGGTTCTGTTTCAATATCTATATTGTCAATAACTATATAAGGTAACCAAAATTTGATATCTTCTGATAACGTTTGTGAAACTCTTTCGTTTAGATTAGAGTCAATATTTTCAAAGAGTTGAGAATATACATCCGAACCAAACAAAGGTTGAAATGGTCTTTCACCTTTTCTAGTCAATAATAGATTCTTTAAATTAGATATTGCTTGCTCTTCAGTTGTGTAACTTTGAGCAAATAATCCTTTGGGTTTACCAAATGGTAATTTTACCCCAACGGCAACATCAGGTTTAAAATCTATTGGATTGTAGAAATATTCTTTTCTAGGTTTAGCCATTTAATTATCTTCCCTTTTTCTTATCAATCGCTTTCATCAATTGAGAATAATCTTTTGTTATTGCACCCATCACATTAGCCACTTCAGGGTTAGATGTATCAACAGGTCTACCATCGATATCTTGTGTTGGTGCTGCTGAGGTAGAACCATTATCCACCCATCGTTGTGCTTGATTAGACCCAAATTGAGAATCCATAGTTCTCCATTCGCCATCATTCATTGTTTGATTTAACATTTCATTTAACATTGGATTCTTAACAAATGTTTTTGGTTTAGATGTTTTTTTATTTTCCACTACCTCTCTACCAAATATTTCTTTTAAATCTAAATCAGTAGGGTCTTTTACAACACCCTTTTTTCCACCACCATTCAATTCAGTAATAGTGTGTTTTGGTCTGTTGCTCTTAATCTCTTTAAGCATAGGTTTTAGTTCTTCACGAACTACCTTTCTTACGATTACTTCTAATAATTGTGCTAAATCTTTTGCCTTCATAATTTTCTACTTTATATATAAATATTAAAAACTTTCTTTTTACACCATTCCAATCCAAGGTTGTGAAATTGGCCCGATAGGAATTGGTGTTAGAGGTGAACCACTTGTTACAAATTCAGTTTGTAATCCACCTACTGTCATTAAGTGAGCAGTAAATGCCGCTACTAATTTAGTAGCAAATGGAATTCCAAATGGTACTGGTGATGGTGGGTGAGTAAATGCTGCTAACAACCCCGCTTTAAGTGGTGCTACCGCCCCACCATTATTTATGATGTGAGTTATTGGCGCTGGTATTCCTGCAGTTCCTGTAGATGCTGCCATATTCAATGGATGAAATGGAGTTTGGGACATTGTTGTTGCTAACCAATATTGTGATGTTGCGTTTGCCCAATCCGTAAAATGGTTCAACTTAGGTCTACCTTCGGAATCTTTTATATCGTTTAGAGTTTTTAAGATACCCAATTTGATTGGTTGATATGGTGCTTGAACTGATGGTAGATTGACATGAAGAACTGTTTGAGCAGTTTTAACTGCTTTGTGATATTCCGATGCTATCTTCTCTGCGGTTTCTTCTTCAGTTTTTCCTTCGGTTGCTGAGTTTAAGTAACCACCTACTACTGGTATAAATGTTGGCCAAAGTGCGGGCATAATATTATTGTTTCATTGCTTTTATATCACTAAGTATAGATGCAACTTTTCCAGCATTAGTAGCCGGGCCTGTAGGTCCGACTCCAGTTGCGTAAGTTGCTGCGGCTGATGTTAAATCTTTTAACTCACTTGCTAACTTCTCTATCAAAGTAAATAGTTTATCCATTTCCATTTGCCATCCCGGCGTTGCATTTATAATATCTTTTTTTGCTGCTATAATAACACTTTCGTTTCTAGCATTTAAAAATATTCTATCTGAATTCATTACTATCGAAGGATTCGAATACGATGATGGATTATCTGCCCCACCAATACCAGTTTGAGCTGGCGTTAGTTTTATCTTTTGTGATGAACCCAACCATATAGATGAAAGGTCATCATTCACATCTTCTATAATAAATTTATTGTAAGAACCACCACTCTTTCTACCATTAGATATAATTGTGATTGGGTCGTTATCAGTTGAAGAACTCCACGATGGTGTTTGAGTTGTATCACTACCATTTGGAGTATACCCGAATCTCATTGAATGCCCAAATCTACCTTCTAAAAGAACATCACCGATAAATGGTTGTACAGTACCAACATCATCTCTTTCCGAAAACCCTTTACCTAAATCTGCTTCAGAATCACCACTACTAACATTTGGGTTTCCTGCGGCTGCACTATTATAACTCCCAGCATTGTTTTGTGAAGATACTGATGTTTTTGAATTTACTAATGCGTTATTGTGAGGATTCTTTTGAATGGAAACAGGATTCATATAGTAATATGTTCTGTTTGATTGCCTCTGAGTTGGTGCAGCTTCAGCTTCCGTACCCATAAAGCAAACAACGGATTCACCAATCAAAGGAATCCGTCTTATAGACATATCGAATGGATATGCAGTTATTTGTTGATTTACAGTTTTTTGATTAAACCCCTGAATTGAATGTACCTCATTGATATCATCATCTTTAAGGGTTATATTTTGTACCGTTATTATTTCAATAGTACCACCCATTAATCATCTCCCTCTTCTGAATTTAAGGTTTCGATTGATTTATCGATTGCTTCAGCATTTAAAATTAATTGTTTCTTTTCTTCTTCGGTTAATCCGAATCCACCATCATCGCCTGAGTTTGCATCCTTCATCATACGTTGAACAATCGCTGCTAATTTAACAATCTGGTCATCGTTTTTTACAGCCACTTCCATATACTCTTTTATCAAAGGAACAATTACTGTAGCATCTTGTAGGTTCTTTACCAATGGTTCTAATTGTGCTATAAGAAGTTTTAGTTGCCTATCCTTCTTTTTAGAATTATGGTAAACATCAGACATGATATCAGAAAACGTTTTCCCTTTAAATAATTCAGTATCCTTATCCATTACTATCCTTTAGTTTATATTTAAGGGATAAAAATCCCTTCTGATTGTATTCGGTGTACAACTCTACATAAATACCTTTTAATTTACCAACTACTTTAGTTATATATTGAGTATGTACTCCTGTTCTCTCTCTAATAAGTATGTAGAGTGCTTTTTTGTTATACGAATATAAATCATATCTGTTCTTAAATAATTCATTTATTGAATCTGCAATCGCCCTATCCCTATCTTTTAAAAACAATTCATATAAATGATAATCTATATATTTTGTATAATGGTCTATGAAATCTGATTTTGCTTCTTTGTTGTTTTGGTCTACAATCTCATTTACGATATTACGAGATGTATCAATTGCCGCTACCTTTTCTTTTGATTTCATCCTAGCATAGTTTGCATTATTCTCATTGAATAAATAGTTTCTTGCAACTACTGTGAAATAGGAGAACGCTCTACCATTCTCACCATTGAACTTATGAATCTTTTCATTCAGAAACGCAACTACACTCGCCTTTACATCTTCATATGGTACATCAAAGTAATATGTTTTGTATGTATGAATTACATTTTCAGCTAACTTATCAAACGGATAATGAATGAATCTGTTATAGATTTTGTTCTTTAGTTGGTTATCATCACAACCATTATATGCATTTATTGCGATTTCGGTGATTTTGGTAAAATATCTTTTACTCCTTTTTCTTCTTTTTTTAGGCATTCGGATTTATTTCATTATTTAACTTATCTAATGCAGATTGTATTTCTTTATATACAAACCCGCTTTCATCATCTGCTTCAAACGAACCAACTCTATCTACCTCTCTCATTCGAGCTAATGCTCTATCAACAGAGGTAGCTACTGATTCAATTACTTTATCAGATTCTTCTATACCATCTTCTAACTTTTCAACCTTACGAAGTAAGTTCCAAACTATATAAAGTAAGATTGATATTATTACTAATGGTAAAACTATGTGTTGTATTAGTTCCATATTAGGCCTCTTCTACTTCACCAAAGATAGATTTAAAATCAATCTTCTCTGGCATTTTTACATTTTCTAATTTTGCTTTCTTAGTTGGTCTACCACCTACATTCTTTGTAGTAACTTCACCTTGCTTCATCTTCATCCATCTTTCGTTTTCGAATCTAGCTGCCATAATATCAGCTTGATGCATTACAAATGGTAGTCCAGTCTTTAGTGCGTTATCTTTATTATATGCGATATAATACTCTTTATTGGAATCATCGTACAATCCATCAGTAAGTTTGATACCTAAGTATTCAACCTCTGAGATTTTAATTCCGAAATGGTTCAACATCCAAAATGTTCTATCATTCAAATTCATCCAATGCATTGATGGATTAGTTTTGTAAATCTTTCCTTGATTCTCAACATGCCATTGTGAATCATTTGGGATATACCAACTCTCATCAGCGTTACCAACTTTACCTAAGTCGTGGTGAAGGGCTGTGAAGATTACAGTTTCCTTATCGTATCCACCATCTCCGATTCCTAACTCAGTATGTAAATCGAATACCTTAACTGCGTTTAGAGTAACTCTTAATACGTGGTCAATGTATCCACCAGCAAATGCGTTGTGGAAGTGTTCGGTTGATGAGGCAGGAGTAAGAATGATTCTATCTTCAAGATGGTCGTACATCTTGTTAAGAGCTTCTAACCTCTCACCTGTAAATGTTTGATTAATTAATTTTCTGAACTTTTCGTAGTTCTCTTTGATTTGATTTTCATCTAAAATGTGTACCATAATTTAATTTTTAATTGTTAACTAATTGATTATCAATGTGTTGTGATGATAGTGATAGTGTAACTGATTGATTATCAGACACTTACACTTCATCTAATATAGATAAGAATTCACTCTCTCTATAAATGTTATACGTTTTACCACCATTCTTATGTTTGAATCCAGTTCCATCTAATAGAACTATATCCCCAACCTTAGTGCTCATTGGTATTGATACACCACTTTGTGTAAACAATCCACTACCAACTGCAACTACTTTACCCATCATTGTGGTATCTGAACCTGATGGTTTGTATAAACCACCTTTGGTTTTTTCATCGTGTCTTTTGAGTATCTCTACTACTACTCTATCCCCTAAGGGTCTGTAATTATATTCCATAACTTAAACTATTTTATCTATTATTCCTAATTCTAATGCTTCTTCTGCTGATAAGAAGTAATCACTTCTTTGATTTTCTTTCCAAAACTTCTTATCTTTTTTTGTGGTTTCTTCCATAAGGTTATTACAATCATCTTCTAATTGTTCTGCGAACTTAGCGTTTGATTTAATATCTTCTAACTTTCCAAAATTCATTGTTGATAATTGGTGAACCATAATCTTAGAGTGTTTAGATGCTGCTCTAAGACCTGTACCACATGCTAATAGTAATGCTGCAGCACTCATAGCTGAACCTCTACAAATAATGTTTGTAGAAATATCATCATCTTTCTTTATGGTTCTGATGTAATCAATCAATCCTAATGTTTCTACTACATCACCGCCGGGTGAATTAAGTAAGATATTGATTGATTTTAATTCTGGATTAATTTTTCTGAGTAATCTAACTTTCGATATTGTATCGAATATCATACCTTGACTAATCTCATCTTGTACTAAGATAATGTTTGATTCAATATCAATTCCATAATCAAACTCTCTGAACTCCTGAAAGTGTTTATCTCTTTCGGATACTTTCTGTACATCATACTTTGGTTCTATATCACCAGCCGTAGATGTTCTGCCTTCATTATATAAATCACTCATATGCTTTTTGTAACTATTTTTTATGTTAAACTTATGTAAATATACGAAATTATTTTTACAATACCAAATCTTTTAATAAGTTTTTATATCATCTTCATCGATATCATTTAAACTTTCTTTTTCAGTTTCACCTATATAAGTTCCATCTGAATATGGTTTGGAAAACTCATTATAGATTCTCTCATCTTTTTTCTTAACAGATTTTTCTACTTCATCTAACTTTTCTAAGAACTCTTTTTTCTCCAATCGTTCTTCTTCTTTTGGATATACCTCTACATTTCCTGCAGTATCTTCTACTTCATACTTTGGTGTAGCAAGAATCTCTTCATTCTTCTTAATCATTTCTTCTTGAGAAAGTTTATCTTTCATTTTCTTATGATTCTCACCATTCATCATTGTATGTTTGTACATCATTTTATTTCTTTGTGTGAAATAATCATCTAAATCATCTTCTTCTTTTCTACCAAAGTATTTGTTTACTGCGATTACCATAGCTATTGCCATCGGGTCGAATACGAATACAATCATTAGAGTAAACCAATTCACAATCACATCCATTGACTTACCTGTAATGTTAGCCATATATCTAAGTGGGCCAATCTCTGCCGCTACTTCGTTGTTGGATTCTAAATCTAAAATCTGTAACTCTAATTTTGTAATAGAATCGGTAACTGCTTCCATCTTAATCGAAACACTATTTCGTTGTTCCTTCATATCATCTAATTGTGCGTTTAAAACTCTACGAGTAGATGATGAGGTTGTGGTGATGATTTCACCAGTTTCTTTATCTTTATATTGGATAGTGTTATTTGATAAACCTTTTGTAAGTTCTGATATAGATTCACTAAGTTGAACTCTTTCTATTTTGTATCCTTCTAATGATTCAGAGAATCTATCTCTTTTCATTTCAACTACAGCTACTTGTTTATCTACGATAGTTAATTGGTCGGCAGTAGTTTGGTATGCTGATGTAAGGAATCCATATATACCTGCTGAGGTTATAATCATTAAGATACCCACACCTAATGTAAGATAGGATTTCAACATCCATCCTAATTTCTTCCAATGGTTATGTAGATATGATGCAACGATTAATTTAGCTAACTCTAATGCCGAAGCCATTATGATAACTTCAAACTTAGCGCCAGCGAACAATGAACTTAATCCAAATACAGAATAGTAAGCTGCCGTTCCTGCTAAAGATAGTGTAGAAAACACCATTAAGAATCCGAACCAAGTTCGTTTAGAAAAAAAGTTTTTAACAATACTCATATTTTTTCCTGTTTTCACGTTTTATTAACTTTGAGTTTTGTATTTATTACAAATATTATTATTCATATAATAAGTATTAGCTTGCAAGACAACCTAATAATCTATAACAATAAGTATTAAAAATATAATAATTAATACTAAAACAAGCTCAAACCCATACTATGCTTTCGCCTGAATGTACTCTAAGATAGAGAGTTCTTTAGCTTTAGCTTCTACCATAATATCTACATCTAATCCATATGTATTAGGAACTTCAGAGATATAATCTGAGTGTGCTTGAGGTTTCAGTTTATCATTACTTTCGTGCAATGCTTTTGATTCTGAATAGTGAACTACAGGTACAATATCTTTAGGCCAGGTAGAAACGGCTAACTTCAGTGCTTCTTCCTCTGATAAATCTCCAGTACAAAATTTGTGGTGGTGATAATCGAATACAATAGGAATACCAATACGTTCATGTATGTACATCAAATCTTTTACTGAATACATACTAGCCTTATCATCGTTTTCTACAGTCAAACGTGTTTGTACGGATTCAGGCAACCTCTCAAAGTTCTTACAGAACCTATCCATAGCAGATTGTTTATCACCATATACACCATTACAATGAATATTGATTTTGTTGTAAGGAGTTCTACTCAAACCCATCATATCAAATACCTCTCCGTGATTAGATAAATCAGTAATAGTATTTTCTACTACATGCTCACGCGGGGATACCAATACGTTGAATGGGCCGGGATGGGTTGTGATACGTTGGTTGTATTTCTTAGCAAGATGTCCAGCACCCAACAATAGATTAGATATCCGTTGGTAATGTGGCATATCTTTGAAATCATATTCAGATGCCCAAGGAAATATCTCAGAACTCAACCTAAAGAAGTTGATACCATTCTGATGATTCCATTTGATAATCTCTACTAAATCTCTGGCGTTTTGAATCCCCAACTCTGATGCGTATGGGATACCTTTTTCTAAAAAGGTTTTTTTAATCATACTACGATTTGTAGTGATTTTGGGTTTCTGTTTACCCAATGTCATGTTGATACACGCATAACCTAAATTCATATGTTACAATTTTTAATTATTATTATACTACTAATATACAAAAAAAAGGGGACTTATACAAGCCCCCTATGTTAAGAAATTGTTAAATATTTTCCCACTCTACATCCGTAACTTCTTCACAAAAATAATAGTAAGGTTCTTTTTTAAATACCTTATCAGAGCGTAAGTGTTCTCTCCACGTAGCTACGATAGGTCTATCTGTAATTCGAATCTTTCTTTGTACTACCCATAAAGTGTTATCTATATTTAAAACCTCTTTACAGAACACTACTTAACGGATACTTCAATTACTTTAGCCTTCTTTTCTTCTACCTTCGGAATCGATACAGTCAACACACCATCCTTCACAATGGCTGATGTTTTAGCCACATCCCAATCTTCTTGAATGTTGTATCTTTTATTGAATGTTCTTTTTTCATTATCACCTTCAATAGAAAGAACTGTATCTTCTACCTTTACATTGATATCTTTTTTGGATAAGCCAGGTACATCAAACTCCATAGTGAGTACATCATTTTCAACTTTCATATTACGAGTATCTCTTCGAGGTTGTTGTTCAAAGAACTCATCCATTAAATTCCATGCGTTATTCATTGTTAAAATCATTTTATTCCCTTTTTTATAGTTAAACAATTAATTTCTTTTGATTACTATAGTACCAATTGTGTACCAAAGGGATTTGTAAGGTTATAGTATGACAAAATGTCAGTTAAGTAAGGATATAGTATGACAATTTGTCTAATTTACTGAAAATGGTGGAACATTTCCGATTAGTTTGTAGGTAACAATTACATGCCAAGGTTCGTATTTAGTAAATTCTATTTTCTTATCCATTAGAATCATACCATTCATCATTAAATCATTAGCCACCTTCAATAAAACTTCTAAGGTTGGTCCGATGATTTTGATGTAATCCATATCTACATCTTTTACAAACTCAATCTTAACTTCGTTCCTATCGGTTTCGAAATCCCATATATCGTTATCTTCTTCCTCATCATCCATTTCAGCAGCTGCCTCACCTAACTGCTTAAACATCTCACCCAATTCTTTTTCTTGCCTATCCAACTCTTCCATTTCATTGTGAATTTCCATATAGGAAAACTCACCAATCATTAAATCATATAGGTAAAGCAATTTATCTTCATCTTCCAACGTTTCAAAAAAGTTGAATTCCGATTCATCCCAATATGTTGATTCAGCCATCTCCATCTCCTACTTTTTAAAATCTTTAATAATCTCTTTAGTTAGCCAAGCGGGTTCGCTTGTGAAGTGTTTGAAATAAGGTTCACTAATAAGATACAATTTAACATTAAGATATTTTCTTTCATCGGTATCATCAGTTGATAGTATATCGATTATCTTTTGTCTGTATGGTTCTTCTATATAGTGTAAGCTCATCTAATTATATATATTGGGGTTTAATACTTTCTCTTATGGATTAGGTTCATAAACTTTAAACAATCTTTACTTAAAGCTTTCTTATCTTTCTGAACTATCTGTACACAAAGTTGTAAGAATTTATGAATGTGTGGTGGGTGTTCGGAATCAATTAACATCATAACTCTATCTTGTAACTTATGAATATAATCTGATTCAATACTGACGTTAGAAGATATATAACGTTCGGTCATATATCTTTCTGAAAACCATTGGTGTGGTTTGGCATCCGTTTCAACTGCTTTCTTATAAACAGTATCCACATATTCACTTAATGATAGAATATCAGGAACAGTTTCTGAGAAATGTTTATAATTAACCCAACTACGGGCTTCATTCATTTCTTCATCACCCATTCCCAATTCCTTAAATAAGTCGGATGCTTTCATTGGTTTGTTTTAATCAAACATACCTAATTGAATCTTTCTTCTATGTACTTGTTGTGCATCTAATAATGTAGTGAAGATTTTATTACACTCACTCCATGTCAAATCAACTCTTTGATTCCCAACAACAAGCGTTCCAATAGGTCTGCTTTTATCTTTATAATTCGCTTCAGTTAAATTAGAACCCATTTCAAAATCAATTGAGTTATAGTTCTTTCCTAACTGCTTTAGTTTATCTCTATCTTTTTGGTGGGTTGCTCCACCTTGATTTACTCTACCTCTCGGTTTTCCTGAATATCTTTTCATTGTAAGAATATTTTAATTATTTAACTATTTGTCAATAAATATAAAATAAACTTTAATGAAACTATATTACTTACGATTTCTTTTAGAAATTCTTGCGAACTTAGCTTCAAATGATTTTAAGTCCATTCTCTTAGGATGAGTTCTTTCGATGTTCTGATTAACTCTCATAGTTTCAGCCATCCAATACCATGCAGCCGCTACAGTGGCTTGTGGTGGTATCATATACTCCTTCTGCAATCCATTCCCAACACCATCCGATACGAAAAATTTTCCATCGGATGTTCTTTGTGTTGAAGCTTTTGGATATGTGTTTAAAACTTTCTTCTTTAATCTTTTGAACTTTGTTTTATCAATTTCCATTCTCTAAATGTTTTTTAAATGATTTGGATAATCGGCTATCTATAAACGATGTTACACTATTGTCATCAACATACAAATCTTCTACTATCCCACCATCTTCAGTTTTAACAATATAACGATACCCTTTAACTGTCTTTTGTTTTTCGGTAACCGTACCTACTTTGTTTTTACCAAAGACAGATACGATTACAATTTCACCAGTGCTATACGATATCATATACTTAACTTATAACTTTTATGATTCTAGTCTCAAGTACGGATGTTACTTCGAACTCAACTGAATCGTTTTTAAACTCTTCGTGAACTTTAGTTTCTGCATCGGTTACCGATACTGCGTGTACTAAATATTCTTCTACGTTTTTCTTTTGTCTACCTTTGTCATCTTGTGTGATAACTTTTACTTTAGCTTTGTAATACTTCATGTTTACTTTTTTAGTTATTAAAATTAATGTTATACTTCTCTGATAATTGAGTTTCTGTAATTAGTTCGTATTCACCATTACATTCACCCAACTGCATATCTTCTACAATAGTATGAAACCATTGAACCATTGTTTCTCCATCATGCTGTCTGCCTGCTGGAATAACCATTAGTTGCATTGGTATCATTCTATTCTGATACGACTTCCATATTCGAGGACCAATCTCATCGGGCCCCTTTCCGAAACGTTCTCTTAAATGGGAGAAATACGCTTCATCCATTTCATCCCACTCATCGTAGTTTGAAAATTCTTCGTTGGCTTCATCAAATGCTTTAGCCATAGCTTCTTTTTCTGATTCCGATAACTCACCCCAAAAATCTTTAGGGATAAGATTCTCATCTTTTAAATCTTTACTCATTCTTATAATCTTTATTTAATACAAATCCAGTGTTACCATCTTCTGTAGTAACTTCTTTTACCAATCCTTTACTTTCTAATTCATCTAAAGTAGTATTGATATTCTCTTTAATAATCTCTCTACTAACGACTTCGGCAAACCCTATAAATCTATTTATACATTCTTCGGTTTCCTCATACGTTATATGCTCAGTAGCTTTATAAAAGCGAGGCCTGAACTTATGTTCATCAATCCACTCATTATCGAAGAAACCATCTTCGTTAAGTAGGTTGATTACTAATTTACACATATCTTTATTATCTTTCATTTCAATATTTTTATCTAATATACAAAATTATTTTATAACTTCCAAATAAACCCCCCACTAATTTAGTGGGAGGTCATTTGATGAGTAATAATTAATAATTAAAATGGGTTGGAGATATCAACATCTTCAGTTGAATCATCTTCTACATTGAAAAGGTTTTCTTCATCTGTAGAACCAACAAACTTTTGAACGTATTGTTTAACGTAAGTTCTTTCTGATTGAGCTCCACCTGCATCATCGAACAATGGGTAGATGGTAATCTCAGCGGCCTCAGCCAGATTGAATCCATCGTAAAGAAGTGAACCAATCTCAACAGCCGTTCTAGTCGATAGTGAGTTTGAAAGAGTAGGAACTTCTTTCTTCACATCGTTTCTGGTCATCGTAGTGATGTTAGCCACACTCTTCAGAACAGTCTCATCAACCGATGGATACATCATCTGAAGTAGTGATGATTCTTCATCGATGGTTAGTGTATCCATTTCGATGATTGTGAATCGGTCAACGATAGCTCTATCCAACTGTCTAGTCGATGTGTACTCATTACCGATGTTAGCCGAAGCGATGAATGAAACACCATCAGCCACTTTCACAACAGGCGAATCAGCCGCCTCATCCAATCTGAGGTATCTCTGTCCCGCATCCAATACGGTCATCAGAATGTTGTGAGCTTCAGGGTGAGCCCTGCTAATCTCATCCAAAACAATAACGGTGTTTGGAGTTTGGATAGCTTTCACAAAAGGTGATGGTGAAAAGACCGTACCCTTCTTAGTATCGAACTGAGTATTTCCGATAAGAGTAGCTCGAGGGTCTTGCGTTGAACCTAAATTGAAGATTTCCATATTGTAACCATCAATCGAATTAGCCGCCGCCTTAGCCGCCATAGTTTTACCACAACCAGCAGGCCCGGTCATCATAATATTTTTACCTCTGAGGATGTTTCTGATTAGATACTTCCACTTCAGTTCACTCATAAACAACATTTGTGGTTTCAAACCATTAGCCTCAGAGTGAATAAACTTTAGGAAATCTTCTTCCATTGGTTTTTCTGCAACTTCCATAGTTGGTGTTTGTTTCATTTGATATTGTTCAATACCACCATTAGGTTTGTTGAAGTTAGTTACAGGTTCAGAACCATTGAACTTCTCACCTGGCACTCTGTTGAACTCAACAGAACCATTGGTAAGGTTACCTTTGATACGGGCTTTGATACAATACTTAGTTGGATTGTTAGCCGCCGATACACACCTTTTGTATAGTGATGTACCTACTTCGTTTAGTTGTGGAACGAAGAACTCCGTTCCAGCGGAATCAATAAGGATGATTTCCTTATTCTCATTTTTCTTCGCCTGAAGAAATACTGCTCTTTGTGATTTGTTACTCATAAATTTTACTTTTTAATTATTACTCTTACTAATTATTACTCTACTAAAGTACGGAATATATTTTACAATTCCAAACTTTTAATGTTAAGAAATTGTTAAATCTTTGATAAGGTTACTTTCTCTAAAGTTTTGTAAATGGTATTAAACCCATCAACGGCCTCATTGGGATTAACCTCTTTAGTTCCCATCAGTTCACCATTCACTTTAATCGTTACCATTGAACCTGTCAACTCTAACTCATACTTACCAATCGATTTTTTCATATTTCTTATTTTTTAATTTTTAATTCGGTTAAACTCTCAACCCTTATTACCTTACTAATGTACGACTTTTTTTTTAATAAACCTAATTTTTTAACACTTTTTTTTGAAAGTTATTAACAAAGTTATTAACAATTTTATTGAAACAATTTGTTCAATGTTTTAGTTAACGCCATTAGATTCGTACAATCTACTGATGTTGCTGATTTACCATACATAGCTTTGAAGTTTTCGATACCACCTTCGTAACCTTCGTAAACAAAGTATGAAAGAACCTTAACGCCGGCCTGTTGGATTTTCTTAACCTGATTAGCCGTATGTTTAACAGCTTCATATCCACCATAATCGATATCTCTATTAGAGAAACCTGGCCATCCATCTGAGAAGTTGATGAAGTAAGAATCAACACCTTTGTTAGTTTTGATGATATCATCTAACACAGTTTCAAAACACAACCCTTCAGGAGTAGTTCCACAAGGATTAAGATATTTGAACAATTGTTGAACCTTAGAGAACTTATCTTTTCTACTATCGTATGCAATCAACATTAGTGGTTGACAAAGGTTGTGGTCATGTTGGATACTTCTGTAAGAAATCACTACATCAAGATTAGAGGTCATTGATGCCGCCTTAGCGATTGCTACTGCGGATGTTTGAGTTTGTTTCCACTTACCACCACCCATTGATGAACTAGCATCAATCGAAATGTGAACCAAAGCCGGATTGTGTTTGTTGATGATGGTTTGGTCAAAGATTTGAACATTACCCATACCCAACTCATGCAACAATCGACCTGAGATTTTACCATTCTTCATTCGAGGAGTAACCAAACTTCTTTCCTCACTTCTAAGTTTAAGTTTCTTACCCAACACAGTACCCAATACGATACCCTTTTGGATAGCTTCCTCATTTCTTTCAACACCCCAAGAGTAAGAAGATAACATACTAATCATATCAGAATCAACCAATTGTTTAGTGTAGTTTCTTACAACCATTACAGGAGTTTGTTTATCAGTTTTGTAGTATCTGCCTGATTGGTAATCTTTACCAGCCAACTTTTCTTCGATACCACTCTTAACCAAAGTATCTAACTTCTTAGATTCACCTTTGGAAACTTTCTTCTTTTTGATATCACCATTCTGAAAATTCTTTTGTTTCTCAATAGCGTTATCTAATTGTTTCTTTTGTCTATCAGAAAGAGAACCATTACCTTCAGTAACTTTGGTATCTGTGATTTGAGAATCATTACCACTACCACCGGCACCATTAGGATTGTAACCACCCTTAGAACCTTTCTTTACATCATCACCTTCTGCATCACCTTTGGAATCATCAGTATCATTAGAACCATCTTTTGATTCACCACCATTACCTTCGGTATTATCAGTACCATTGGTTTCAGAGTTATCTCCACCACCACCAGTACCACTACCTTCTGATTCTTCTTCATCAGAACCTTCACCACCACCACTTTGTTGGTTAGGTGATTCGATTGGTTTTTGTTCAGCTGGAAGTGAGTTCTCAATCAATTTGAAAATCTGTGAAGCCAGAACCAAAGAACCATCGGTAGTTTTTATCATATCGATGTTTTTCAAATCCATCAGATTCCATACACTTCTCAACATTGGAAGAGCATCTAAATCTCTATTCTTATTAGTGATGTTGATGATACGGAACATATAAGATTCCCAATTCAACTCTCTGTACTCTGAAGATTGTAATCCCTTATCAACAATCTTAGAATTGAAATACTTATCGTACATAGCGTGGTAGTAACCTTTGTAGCCAGGAGAAGTAGAATAGATGTAATAATCAATTCTCCTATCTTCGATTACGTTAAGTAGATTCTTAACAATACCCTTAACATACTCTTTAGTTTCCCACTCATCCTTAGAATGTTTATCCATCAGATGAGTAATGTAATCGTTATCAACAACCAATTCGATGTTGTTGTTGATTGTATCTAACGAATTGAAATCGGTTAACTTAATGTGAGAACCTTCGTGCAGTGCCAACCCAACGGTTGAATCAAATTCTTTATCATCCATCTTAGATGAAATCACAACCGATTTACCATCAGTATAAGAATCACCACCCCTTACATCAAACGTAACGGGGATGTTCTGATTGGTAACGATGTTAACGAAGTTGGCGATGGATTTTTTGTAAGATGCTAATGCCATCAGATTTGAATGTTTAGATTCTACAACATTCAACCCATCATCAACATCATCGAACAGGTTATCTTTCAACCAGAACGAACTATATTTTGTGTTATCTCTATTCATATATTTTACTCTTATCAATTATTACTATACTAAAGTACGAAATTATTTCCATATAAACAAGCCTTTTATGTTAAATTTTTGTTAAAGTTATTAACAAGTTATTAACAATTTAAAGTAACCCATTTAGTAGTTTCTTATAATCTATGGATAGTAATCCCATAGAACCTATCATTAACCCACAAACTGCGAAACCTATTTCATTATCGACACCCTCAAAATGGATGTAGTTCTGAATAGTTCCCTTCATAGTTAAATAGGTAACTCCTAACCCTAAAACGGCTGTTAAAATTGCTTGGTAATTTTTCATATCTATATCTATTATCAATTATTACAGTACTAAAGTACGAAAAATATTTGATATATCCAAGCTTCCAATGTTAAGAAATTGTTAAATTTTTGGAGCGATGATAGTGATAGTGGAACGTGTTGAGTATCAGTTAGTTACTCAAAGGGGCTTTTATCGTTGGGTGTGATTTATAACCTGTTAGTAAAGTACCGAATAAACCTTCTAATATATTGAACTCACATTCCATACAATCTAAATCTAAAGTAGGTAATGGATATGGTTCGTTTCTTAATTGTTGTTTAGCTTGTTCAATATGATTATTATATAAGTGAGTATCACCCAAAGAACCAATCAATTGGTCAGGCATCATATTAACTTCTTTAGCAAGTAAGGATAGCAACAATCCATATGATGCTATGTTAAATGGTAATCCTAAAAATACATCTACACTTCGTTGATTCCACATTAGGGATAACTTTCTTTTAGGTACATTCTTCTCATCTAAATCAGATTCATCAAGCTTTGCTGCATATGAGATATCTTTACCAATTGATGATGTCCAATATAATGCTCTTTCACCGAATGTCATTTCTGTAGTGTAACATTGGAATCCGTAGTGGCATGGTGGTAATACCATCTTAGATAGTTCACCAACATTCCATGCACTAACCATCAACCTTCTACTATCAGGATTGTGTTTTAATAAATGTATTAGAGTTGATATCTGGTCGATGGAATCATCATATGAACCATCATCTCTTACAGACCAATCTCTCCATTGTTTACCATAGATTGGACCTAACGAACCATCTGTTCTACCACTCTTATTATAATCACCATCCCAAATCTTACAATTGTTTTCTCTTAGATATTCAATATCAGTTCTACCCTGCAGAAACCATCTCAATTCAGTAACCATTGTATTAAAGGCAACCTTCTTAGTTGTTAGTAGTGGGAATCCATCTTGCATATTATGTCTGATGGTGTATCCAAAAATAGATTGAGTACCTGTACCCGTTCTATCTTCCTTATCTACTCCATAGTAAAGTATCGTTTCTAAAAGTTCTTTATATTGTTTATCTAATTTATTCATTAATCTAATATTTTGTTTTTTGGAAGTTTACCTCTAACCCTATCTGAGATTGGAATAGCATCACCCATCTCATCGATTCTAACAAATGTCATATTGGTTCTTAGGATTAGATTTTGTTTACCATTGTAAACATTATGAGAACGAGCCTCTATTACCAATCGTATGGATGAACCACCCACCGATTCAACCTCACCATATATCTTTAGGAGTTGACCTTCTCTCGCAGGTTTATTGAATATACATTTATCAATTGCTTTAGTTACCATACGAGGTGTATCACAAAACTCTGCAGCAAATCCTGCAGCTGCCGCATCCAGCCACGCCAATAGTTTACCACCGAATAAGTTTCCGTGGAATCCTAAATCTGATTTCTTAATTGGGTGTTGGGTAATATACTTCATAACTTATTTTTAAAATGCTTAATCATTATATGAGCTGATTTATAATTAGTAGCAAGAGGTATATCATGCACATCACATAACCTCATCAACATACTAATATCAACATCATGTGGATGTTTATCTAATGGGTCTCTAAAGAAGAGAACACAATCAACTTCACCTTTGGTAACCATAGCACCAATCTCTGCATCACCACCCATTGGACCTGATGCAACCAACTCAACCTTCAAACCAGCATGCTGAATCATAGTACCTGTCGTACCCGTTCCAACCAATTCTACATCATCCTTTTTAAAGAAATCTAATCTCTTCATTACAAAGGAAACCATATCGGCTTTCTTACCATCATGTGCGATTACTGCTATCTTCATACTCTGCCTTGATTACCAATACCATCCATATCAATAACATCAACTTTATCACTATCTAGCTCTGGATAGTTTTCTTCTCTTTGTTTTCTGGTGCTATAAAAGATATTCCAAATTGTAAAGTACATATAAATTGCGAAGATAACGAACCCCACAATAAACATTGTTAAGCTCATTTCTTTTGATTTTGAATTTGGTTAATTGCTATACTAAATAATAATATCGTACCTGGCCAGTGGGCTGAGTAGATAGCTTCCTCAGTACGACCCGTTAATCCTAAACCTACAGAATACAATAGGCATACAAAAGCGATACCAACTGGATACCACTTCATTATTTTTTCGTTAATCTTATTCATTTATCTTCATATTTTGAATTGATGTAATTAAGACATCAGCTAAATCATTCTGTGCCTTCTTTAATCTATCTACTAACCATTGATGGTCTTCGTGTTTATTTGTAGCCATTAACCTAAATGATATCTCATCGGCTAATGCATTTATTTGTTCTTCGTTCATTTTTTTATACATTGATTATATGCTAGGTGATAAGCATCTATTTTCTTAGCACCTTCGTTTATTAACTTACGAGCCATATTCAATACCTCTTGTCTAACACCATAGGCATGGGCTTCGTATAAGATTTCTTCAATTTGTTCTTCAGTAGTCATTACAACATATTTACTATAGCCGCAATAACGACTGTTAATATAATACCAACTACAGAAACCATAGCAAGTGTTTCGTTGTTTTGAACTTGCCTTCGACTTCTACCTTGCCAATCGTTTGGATTCCAATTATCTTTCATAATTAATATGTATTTAATTGTTCATTTATTTGTTCTACTAATTTATTATCCTTTTCACATCCGAACTCATCAATCAAAGTATCTTTGATGGTGGATAGTAAAGCCGATATTTTTGCTTTGGATTTCTTCTTAGCCATTGTAACATTCTTATGTTGTACTTTGTATAAGTGGAATGCTACCGGGTCTAAGTTCATTAACTTATTTTCGTATTTAGATATACGAGTATCTTGAATCCTCATAGATGTTGAGGTATAACTTGGAACAAATCCTTTGTAGAGTTCATCTAACCTTCCTGTTAGATATTGGATTTCCATTAATTTATGAATTTCTTTATAATCCATTTTTTCAATTTTTATTTAATTAGAGCGGGAAGGTGGAACTGCCCCACCATCTCCGTACTGGAAGTACGGCGAGTTTCTCTTAACTCTTTTCCCGCAGTTGAGCGAAAGGTTGGAACTGCCCCAACTTCTCTACACTGGATGTGTAGCAAGTTTCTCTTAACTCTTCTCTCGCAGTTTAGTTATGATTGAGTTATCTTTCTGAGTTTCTATATGTGTATTCCATAACTCTCTCATAAATTTCATATGATGAGGTTGGATTTCAAATCCCATCTCACCACTAAAAGTATTTTGAGAACCTGTTATAAGTGCGTTTATAATGTACTCATCACCATCTTTATATTCGGTGGAGTTCATTAATACATCTTTTAACCAATGTATCTTATCACTTATATGTACAGAATCCCAATTCACTTTTTAAATATACTACAAATATACGAATAATTTTTTAAACTACCAAATGTTTTTTGATTTTTTTTTGATTTTTTTTGTGGAGAATATCGGAGTCGAACCGATGACCTCTTCGGTGCAAGCGAAGCGCTCTAGCCATCTGAGCTAATTCCCCATTTGCGGAAAAGAAGGGATTCGAACCCCTGGTACCTTTCAGTACGCTGGTTTTCAAGACCAGTGCATTCGACCACTCTGCCACTTTTCCGTTAGGGATTACCCTTTGAGTAACTCCTTCCCATCTTCATCTACATGAACTGTAGGTATATCGTGTCCATACTCTTTACCAAAGTTCTTAGAAAGTGTTTCCAACTTACCAGTAGCAGATTCTATCTGTCCGATTAGTTTATCAATTTCTTCCGTATGTTGTGGGTGTTCACCTATAGCTACAGGTGATTCAAAGTAAACAGATAATCGTGCTCTTGCATCCATTATCTCTGCGGTGTACTTAGCTTCTAAAGCTTGATACAACCTTCGTGCAATTTTATGATTCATAACAAATTTGTTTTTAATGTTAACATATATAAATATAAAAATATTTTTAATAAATACCTTTAGGTTGAGATGATGGGGATTGAACCCATATGTAACCAGTTACCCTTTCTACTGCGTATAAGACAGAGGGGATACATCTCAATATAGTGGTGATT